CGCGGGCAGCGGGGGAGGGGCTCAGGGTGCCTCTGGTGGTCGCGTCCCGGGCCGGCCGGGCGTCGTGATCATCAGCCGCAATGACCCGGTGGCCTTCGGGAAGTGGGCAGACAAGGCGGCGAAGGGCGAGGTCACGATCGAGTTCAGCGACTAATCCACCATGACCACCGTCCGCGTTGCCAATTTCTCGCAGTCACCATTCTCCGGTTGGCAGCGCCTCGTCGTCGATGGGCCGCTGGCGAATACCGGCGGCGTGTCCGCTGATGGCACCGCTTCGTACGTCGTGGGACGTCGAAGCGGGCTTGCTGATCAGTGTGTCGACGTGCGATGCCGCCTTGAGCCTGGCGAGTCGAAGACCTTCGACCTGACGACGTTCAGGGCGGCGGATTACCCGCTGCCTCCACCGCCGGCCGATCCGCTCGCCTTCTTCGGGATCCCGACGGCGAATGGTGCGCCGTTGACCCTCGTCGAGGTGGCGGTCGACGGGGCCTGCTACATGGCGAGGTTCCGCGGCCGACTGGCCGGCCTGCCGACGATCTGCGTGGAGCTGATCGTGCCTTGGTACCCGGACGAGCCTGGCTGGACCAACGGTGAGGTCATCGTCACCGCATCGAACCCCGACATTGATCAACTGGTGACGACGTTCCCGGACGGACTTCATCTGAGCTGGGGTCATGATGCGGTCGTCGTCGTCCCCAACAGCACCTCGCCGGGCCTCCTGCTGCCTGTTGGCGAGACGATGGGTGATGGTCAGAGCCGGATCTTCCCAGTCACCGTCGTCTGGCCGGGCCACTTCAGCGGGACTGCGGAGTGGCAGACCACCACGGCATCGCTGTATCGTCTCGTCGTCGGCAACGGCATCGAGACTTTGTGGCCGGGCGGCAACCCGTCGGCGCCGCTGAGCTTCAACCCAACGGGATGGACTCAGCAGTATTGGGCCGCGGCATTCCAGAGACTCTATGGGTGGGACGCCGGCATGCTCGGCAGCGTCGCGCGGACTCCGGACGCCGGGGATCAGGAAGACGAGGTCTTCGTTGGTGCCGAGCTGAAGCAAGTTGGCGCCGAGCAGGTCCGGTATCTCGTCGCGCTGGGCTTCGGTCGCTACCCGTGCCACTACCTCGACTCGTCGGGCGCGCAGCTCGACCCCGACAGCCACCCCAACCTGTTCTTCTGGGACGGCCACACGCACTTCAACGCTGGAGTGTCGCCGGATCGCTTTGGCAAGACGGGAAACATCGACATCAGCCAGACTCATGGTTGGTGGGGTCCGGACGTCGAGCACTGGTTGATCAACACACTGGCGATCGCTGCTCGCGTCAAGGGTTCGCTGGCATGCCAGTGGCTCCTCGAAGCGCAAGCTCGCGTCTACCTGCGGCAGTGGACGACGAAGCCGGGCTGGTCGACGTCGTCGACGTACTCCTCGCGGTCCGGTGGCTGGGAGGCGCTCGCGACCCTGCACATGTGGCGTGGTCTCGACAATCGCGTGCTCGCCGGCAAGGTCAAGCAGCGTTGGCTCGACCGGCAAGACCTCCTGTTCCTCCCTCAGTGGGGCGGTAAGGACGTCTGCGACGTTCGTGTCGACGACCCGCGCCTGGGTACGGGCGCCTGGTGGATTCCGTGGCAGCAGGACGTCGCGGCATACTTCATCGACCAGACGGCCGAGGCGTTCGGACGCCCGGACGTTCGCGCGATGGCACTGCGACTCGGGCTCAAGGTTCTCAACGACGCCTGGCAGCAGGACCCAGTCACCGGGCGCTGGATCCCGTCGCCGGAGATGAGCGTCGATGCTACGCAGCGGAAGCCGGACGCCAGTTTCGAGTTCTTCGGCATGGCGCTGGCGCCGTTCCTCGTCCTGAAGCATGATCCGTCGAACGTGAAGGCCCTCGCCCTTCGCTCCCAACTCATCACGGACGCGGCGTTGTCCGCGACGGGCAACAAGTGGCTGCCGCCAGGGAGCGTCTGATCATGCATTAGCACACGCCCCAGTCTGACGGCTCAGCGACGACGGAGTAATGACCCGCCGCCTCAGGGTTCGACTCCCTGCCGGGGCTCCAGCTCGTTTGGTGTCATGACTCTCCTTGCGCGAGTCCTAGCCTTCCTCGTAGGTCGGCTAGGGCTCGCGTTTTCGTTTCAGGAACCTACATCCATGAAAGACCGCAGGTTGGCGTTGAAGATCAAGATCAAGTCCCTCACCGCGGAGGCCCGGATCATCCGCTCGGAGGAAAGCAAGCTTCGCTCGAAGATCCGCGGGCTGCGCGAGTGGATCCGACTCGTGGAGAACAAGGAAGGCGAGATGGACGGGATGATCAAGGAGCGCGAGTCCTGGATCGCTGACCTTGTCGAGAAGTGGGGCTCCATCGGCAGCCACTGCGACGTCGACATCGCCGGCGAGTCTCGTGCGTCGCTCCTCGCGTACGCGTGCATCCGCGACAGAACTCGTGGCGAGCGGACGCAGAAACCGATCGACTCAAAGAAAATCGAGGCCATGGTCGCGCGCTTTGGCTGCGTCTCTGCGCAGGAGGCGAAGGAGAAGCTCACCGCGTGGCTCGCGAAAACGGAAACCGTGATTCCGGTCTCCGGGTAGACTCGGGCCTGGTTGATCTAGCTAGCTGCTGAGCCCCCTGTGGGGGCGACGCCGCCCCTGTGGGGCTCTAAAGCTACGGTCGGCAAGTGTTTGTGTCTGCGAGCTAGCGCGCCGGCCCGGTGGGTCGGGGCCGCCTCCGGGGGAGGTCTGACGCTCGGTGTCGTCATTCCTCCTTACCCGTTTGAGGTCCTAGATCCGTGGCCAACACGTATTCTGCTCTTGTGCCGAAGCTCCTGGCTTCCGCACTGGTCTCTCTTCGCCAGAACGCGGTGACCCCGCGACTGGTCCTCTCCTACTCGGACATGATCGCCGGCCGTCAGGGCTCGACGGTCGACGTCCCGGTCCCGACCGCGATCCAAGCGCAGCCGGTCACCGCCGCCGCGACGCCGCCGACGACCGCGGACATGCCGCTGACCACGACTCAGGTCGTGCTCGACCAGTGGTATGAAGCACCCTTCTACCTCACGGACAAGGAACTCCAGGAGGTCTGGAACGGCACTGTCCCGATGCAGGCGCAGGAGGCGATCAAGACCCTCGTCAACCAGATCGACAACTACATCCTCGGCCTGTACAAGAAGTTCTACAGCGCCGTCGGCACCGCCGGCACCACGCCGTTCGGCACGCCGGGTGTCAAGGATGCCGCGAACGTCCGCAAGCTGCTCAACAAGACGCTCGCGCCTCTGGAGCCTCGCCACTTCCTGGTGAACCCGGACGCGGAGGGTGCCGCCCTCGTGCTGCCTGAGTTTGCCAACGGCAACTTCACAGGTTCGTTCGACGTGATGAACAACGGCATGCTGAACCGCAAGCTGGGCTTCCAGTGGTGGATGAACCAGAACATGCCGCGCCACGTCACCGCGGGCGCCACGGGCGGCGCGCTGACGGTCAACGCGACGAACACCTACACGCTGTTCACCGGCTCGCCGGGCGTGTACACCCCGCAGCTGTCGATCGTCCTGGCGAAGGCCACGGCGAACAACATGGTGTTCATCGAGGGTGACATCATCACCTTCACCAACACCTCGACGCAGCAGTACGTGGTCACCGCCGCGGTCACCATCACCGCCGGCTCGACGGGCACCGTCAACGTCTATCCGCCGCTCGTCGGCACGTTCACGGCGACTGACCCCGTGGTCGTGGTGGCGTCGCACGACGTCAACCTGGCGTTCCACCGCGACGCGATCGCGTTCGCGACCCGTCCGATGATGCCTGCTCCTGAGGGCATGGGCAACGTCAGCGCCTCGGCGCAAGACCCGATCAGTGGCTTGACCCTCCGTCTGGAGATCACGCGCGAATTCAAGCGCACGCGCTGGAGTTTCGACATGCTCTACGGAGCCGCTGTCATCCGGCGTGAGTTGGGCTGTCGTCTCCTCGGCTGAGTCCGGGGGTTCCTGAGTGTGAGGCTGGGTCGCTGGTCTTCACGGGCCAGCGACCCTTTCAGGTCAACCTGAGGACGACGCTGTGACGCTTGAAGTCTGGAACGGAGTCAGCGGCACGCTCAGCGGCGGCAATTCTGCAACGGTGTTACACACCGCCAGTGCCGACGTGAACGCGTGGGCCGGGAGCACGGTTGATCTGCTCACCGGTCCGGCGGCTGGCCAGAGTCGGGTCATCCTGGCCAATGCCACGACGTCGACCACGCTTGAGTCGACTGGAACCGCGCCATGGGGCCCGCTATCACCAGCTCCGACTGTTGGCCCTGGCGACACCTACCGGATCACGCCAAAGCACAAGGGCTCGACTCGATTCACGGCGACCGTTGGCGGACAGGCGTCGTTCGTGTGGGGCCGCGAGCGTGTGTGCGACGGCGCGACGCGAGACTGGACTGCGAACACCCGAGTCGAAGTTTCCGAGATCAAGTACGGGAGTGACGCAACGCAAACCGTCGTGATCACGCGCCTCGCCGGCGCCGTTACCAGCTTCTCGATCTTCCCGACGTACCCTGGCGTTGTCGCCAGCATCGTCGCGAACAACCTGCAGGTGACGATGCCTGCGGACACCTGCGTCGAGGTGACGATCAACGGCGATTTGGTGAACCGCGTCGCGATCAACGCGCTGCCGCTAGAGGAAGCGATCCCGGCCGGCACGCAGGTCGTGTTCGACGGGTCGCAGACGAGCGTCGGAGCCGGCCAGGTGCTCGTCGTCCACGCCGGATGCTGGATCCCGTCGGTCCAGCAGTTCCCGGTCGCGTCAACTGGCGCGATCTATCTCAAGTACGGCGCTGTGTTCTGTGCGGCGATCGACATCAGGTCATCGAGCACTGTCAAGGTCACCGGTCCTGGGGTCTTGATGGGCGACCTCATCAACAACACGACCGGCGCGATGTCCGCCGGGACGTTCACGACGACCGTGTCGACGACCACGGGTCTCGGGACGCATTTCGCGAACGGCTACTGGTCTGACGGCCTGATCACGATGACGTCGGGCACGAACAACGGCAAGTCGCGCAAGGTCACGACGCAGACCGCGACGACGATCAATCACGACCCGTTTGCGTCGGCGAACTCTCCTGGCGATACGTTCATCCTGCGCGGCGGCGCCCCCGGTGTCGTGTCGGCGCCGTTCTCGACTGGGGTGTTGTTCTGCGCGATCGTCGGAGCAGACGCGAGTTTCTCGGCGCCACAGTTCCAGACATTCGGCAACGTCGTCTCTCGCATCTCGATCGTCGACCCAGGCCTGTACGACTCGTTCTATGGCATCCACACGCTAGACCGAGTGCTGACGAACGCGACGTGGGTTGGAGGTACTGGATCCGTTGTCATGGCGGCCGACTATCTCACCAATAGCAGCATGGCATCTCGCGTCCACATGTTCGAGGACGACGACTGCCTCATCATGCTGGAGAATCTGCAAAACTACTCGGTGACTGACTGCTGGATTCTTCACCAAGAGAACGCGGTGCTGCGCTTCGGATATTGGACCGACGACTTCGTGACTACCGGACAGCGCGCGACGGTCACGAACCTGAAGGTGCGCACGGTCGCGCTGCGCGACACGATCAATGGACACTTTGGGTCGATCGTTGGTGACTGGACCGACGGTGGTGCGAGCGATTCTGGCAAGGGGCGATCTGGCGTGACGATCACGGGTCTCCGCGTCGAGGGGCCGGTCAGCTGCTGCCTGTGGGACCTGCAGAACATGCTGTATCCGTACGGTGTGCAGGCGCTGGCCAACGGTCAAGTCAAAGACTTCGTGTTCGACTCGTGGACCGTCGACCAGACGCCGAGCGTGCTGTCGATCGTCAACGGCAAGGACGCGATCAACACGCCGCACGACCTGATGTGGCGCAACAACACGATCGGCGGCGTCCCGCTGACGCGGAGCAACTTCGCGACGTACGTCAGTGTCAATTCATTCGTCTACAACCTTTGGGTGAACACCGTGTTCCAAGTCGAGACAGGGACAGGTCTGGTCGACGCGAACGCGTACTGCACTGTTGCATACGTCGACAACTATCTCAACGACCACGGAGCACCGGCGTCGTGGTTTGCCTTGTCGCAGGGCGCGAAGGAGCAGGCCATCCGCGAGGCGACGCGGTTCATGGACCAGACGTTCAACTTCGTCGGTCGCAAGTACACCAAACTCCAGTCTCTGATGTGGCCGAGGACAGGCGTCGAAGATGCCGAAGGTTGGGCGTGGGCCGCGAGCGAACTTCACCCTTCGCTGCTGGAGGCTACCGCGTTGTTTGCCAGCGAGGTTGCCAATGGCAACCCCTTGATCAAGAACGTTCTTGACGGCAATCCAGGCGTGCGTAGTGAGTCGGGCACGTTGCCAGGGCCCCTATCTAGCTCGAAGACGTACGCGGGAGTCAAGGGCACTCAACCCCTCTACACGCTGGCAATTCGGACGATCTCTTACATCCTCGACACTAGTGCTCGGGACAACTTGCTGCGAGTATGACCACTGCGCTCGATGACTACTGGTCCGCGCAAGTTCCGGCCATGCTGGACAGCCTGAGCGGCACGACGTGCACGCTCACGAGGATCGCGGACGGGGCGATGGGCGCCGACGGCGCGCTTCTGTCCGAGACTACGACGACGTCAACAGTGAAGTGCTCACCGCTCTACAAGATGCAGGACGCCGGTGACAACGCATTCACGGCGAGGATCTTCGTTGGCGCTAGCGCCGTAGTCGTCGCCGACATGATCACGATCAACTCGACGCTCTGGACGGTGACGAAGGCAAACGCGATCTCATCGGGCACCGTTACTCAGGGATACCTCCTGGAGCTTCACACGCGAGGGAGAGTCGCTCCCTGATGGCAACGACCCGGGATCCAGCGGTGTTCGCGGCTCGCATTCGAGATTGGGTCGAGGTGAAGACTCCAGGCATCGCCGTCGACGTGCTGAGCCGGTTTATGGTGCGCACCGGCACTCGGGCCATCCAGCTGTCGCCCTACCGCACCGGGCATTTCATCTACAACTGGAACGTTGTCCCCGAGGGTGCCGTGGCAGTTGAGCGCGACGGAGTCGACGACATCAACGGCAGCGCAGCGCAAGCTCGCATCCAGGAGCAGGTCGCCGAGATGCTTCAGACGGGCGGTGCGCGCAACGCTCTGGGCCAATTCTCATCGCGCATGTCCCTGGTCAACCCGACGAAGTACGCCCAGCGGCTCGAAGACGGTTGGTCGAATCAGGCGCCTGAGGGCATCCTGCGTGTCGTCGCCGTGGAGGCTCGCGCCTTCGGGGGCGGCTCATGAGCAAGTACGACGCCCATCTGTTGATTCGCAGTCGGTTCATCACGAACGTCGAGACGCCGCTCGGCGGCGCGAACCTCGTCGTCTATGAGAACCAGCGGCCGGCGGTCACCGACCCAACCATCGCTTGGGTTCGCTTCGTTGTCAACTGGGGAGAGTCGAAGCAGGTCATGACCGGTGGACTCTCCGGGACGTTCCGCACCGCGGGCGTGGTCGAGGTCCAGGTCTTCACGCCGATGGCGACCGGCTACAAACTCAGCCTCCAGATCTCCGACGTCGTCGACGCGGCATTCAAGGGGTTCAAGTTCGGCGGGCTGGAGTTCTTTGCGTCCAGCATCAACAAGGGCAGACCGGCCGAGGGCTGGTTCATGCGCAACGTGTCCGTCCCATTCATCTACGACGAGCAAGTGGCCTACGCCACGTAAGGTAACTCATGTCTTCTTCTAATAGAGTGCGGGCCACGTGGGCGCAGGAGCGAGGCGGTGTGTTCTTGTCGGCGAACTCGGTTGCTGGCCAGACGACGGCCCTTGGCACCACGACCACCGTCGTAACGACCGCGGGCGCGACTCTGGCGATCGCTGGTGCTTACAACCTTGCGACGATCACGTTCGGTGGCAGCACGCCGACGATCGCGCTGAGGAACCAGTCGTACACGGTCGTCACCCAGACGGCGACGCTGATCACGACGCTCCAGACGATGGCGGCGGCCCCGGGGACGACGGGAACGGACGTGTTCACACTGTCTGGCTGGCGCACGTTGCTGATGACGTCGCAGAACTTCAAGCCGAACTTCCGCACGGTGCAGTCGCAGATCCTTCGGTCTGACGGCAACATCCAGGACATCGTCCGCGTCGCGACGGACGCGAATGGCAACTTGCCATTCGAGATGCACTACGGCGACCAGTACTCCGGCATCTTCGAGATGCTTCAGGCCGCGATGCGCACTGTTGCCGTCCCGCAGGTCAAGACCACGGATGGCGGGCAGGGGTCCGCCGCCTCGTCGATCTTCACCTCGGCGACGTTCGGGTTCACCGCGAACGTGCAGCCTGGCGACATCATGTACGTCGGCGCCGGCTGCTCGGATCCAGGTTACTACCGCGTTGCGACCGTCGACTCGAACACGCAAGTCACGTTCGAGGGGGTCAACGCTGGTGCTGGTTGGTCGGGCGCTCCGGGGCCCAGTACCATCCCCACCATCCGCGGCGCGCGCATGGTCAACGGCACGACATTGACGACCGGCGCCGTTGAGTTGGGCTTCCTCGATGCTCCATACTTCGTCGAGTTCCTCGGCTGCGGCGTCAATGGGTTTACGCTCGACGTCACCGACGAGCAGATCATGAAGGGCTCCTTTGCCATGATCGGTGCCGGCATCGCCGACGGCAGCTCAACCTACGTCACGCCGGTCGCCACCGCGGCGCCGGCGACCAACGTGATGTCGAACAAGGTCAACGTGCCGGCGATCCGGCTCGATGGGGCGAACCTGCAAGTCAAGTCCGTCGGCCTGACGATCAACAACGGCATCACGTTGGAGACGGTCGTCGCCAACCAAGTCGCGACTGGCATGAATCTCGGCAGCTTCCAGCTGACCGGGACGATGGCCGCATACCTCAGTGCGACCAACATGACCTACTTCCACAAGCTGGTCACCGCGACCGAGTTCAAGATGCTGATTGTCGCGGCTGACCCTACGACGGCCGGCAAGGGCTGGTCGTTCTCGATGCCCGCTTGCAAGTTCATGGACTCTGACATCGGGACGCAGGGCTTGAACCAACCGCAGATGGTCTCCCTTCCTTGGCAGGCGAAGCTGAGCGCCGCCGAGGGTATCACCGCTCGCTTCCAGAGGTTCGACGGCTAATGCTTGACCTGTCCACTATCCAGCTCGACTCTGCCCGCGCCAACGAGGGTGTCTGGGTCGACGTCGATGCTTACATGAGCAAGCGTGCCGTGGTGACGTACGTGGAGCCTCCCGACGGCGTCGGGTGCATCCGCATCGCCCGGTGGAACTCTCCGGCTCACCGCCAGTCGCAGATGGAGTGCATTGATCCGCTGTACGCGCTGGCCCGCAAGGGCAACTTGCCGAAGGACATCGAGGAGCGCGAGACGAAGAGATCACACGCCGGCCTGATCATGGGCTGGGTCAACTGGACGAAGGGAGGCCAGCCATTTCCATACTCGAAGGCCAACGCCGAGGCCATGATGATCGATCCCAACTTCGTCCGCGTCAACGAGCTGGTGACTGACGTGGCGCGGACCGAGGAGGCGTTCAGACTGAAGGTGATCGAGGCAGCCCAGGGAAACTGACGGCGCTCCTGACCTGGAATCTCCAGTGGGGTCAGGACGCCGCTCACCTGGAGCGACTCGCCGCGCAGGGCGGAGACGTCGGAGACTTGTTCGAGAAGAGACCAACGCTGAGAGGACAGCTAGAGACTTTCGCATGGGAGATCTGGCGCACGCTGAGCGGCTACAAGACGGCGACGGGGTTCGGTGCATCGCCGGTCTCCGTGACCGACGTCGTGAACCTTTGCAAGCTCAACGGCATGGACGCCCGCGACGTCGTGCCGCTGGTCTCCTCCCTAGAGGGTGTCCTGAGGCAGCACGCCGAGGAGAAGACGTCTAGTGGCCACTGAAGTCGAAGGACTCGCGCTGACGGTCGATGCGGGGCAGGCAATCGCCGAGTTCCAGAAGATGTCGCTGGCGGCGGAGCAGACCTCGCAGAAGATCGGGGCGACGGCGACCGGGCTTCGCGGGTTCAGCCAGGTCGTCTCCGGTGGCATGAGCTTCGACCGGACGATCCGCGACATCAACGACCTCGCGAAGGGGGCCGGCTCGCTCACCAGCGTGCTCCAGAGCAGCGACGTTCTGCTGCTCCACATGGCGAATATCCAGCTGCGAGGCCAGAGCATCCTCGGGTTCCTCGCGGCGAATCCCTGGACGCTGGCCATCGTCGGCCTGACCGCTCTGACGTCGCTCATGACGGCGTTCGGTGCGGAGTCGGACAAGGCCGCGCAGCAGGCGTCGAAGATTGGAACTGAGCTTCACAACGCCCAGGCGTCCTATGTTGGGCTGGTCATTCGTGGCAGCTTCAAGGAGGCCAGGACCCGATCAGTGCAAGCCGGTCGCAGGATCGATGAGCTTCAGGACACGATCGACAGCGGCGCCGGGACGGACACGACTCTCGCGGACTACGCCTCTCGTCTTGGCACGAGGAACTATGGCGAACTCCTGGGGGACCCTGGAGTGGCGTCCTCTCTTCGCGCTAAGTATGACCAGAAGCTGAGAGACCTGAGATACGCGAATGAGCGAACGGAAGGCGGACTAAGCGAGGCAGACCTGCAGCGACGGGCAGCAGGAGGTGTCAATGTCACTACGACTGACCAGGAGTCTTTGCTGGGTTCAAGGCGCGCGCAGTTCGACTTCCAGGCACAACACGCCGGGGTCCTAGAACTGGCGAAGACCGTAGAGCTTCTGCAGAAGAGCAACGACGAGCGCAAGAAGGGCCAGGAGATTCTGAAGATCCAGGGCGACACTGCGATGCAGCTCGGCAAGGGCGAGCGGGACTATCTTGGTGCGCTGATCGATTACCAGGAGAGGCTCCAGTCCCTCAACAAGATTGGTGCTGCCGCCGGTAACACGATCGCCGGTGGGTTTGAGGCTGCCATCTTCCAAGCCAATACGCTGCGCGATGCCATCCGCAACGTCGCCCTGGAGCTGTCCAAGATTGCCTTCCGCGCGACGGCGGGCCAGTTCATCGAGAATATCGTCGGTGGCGCGCTCCGCGGCCTCGCGGGCTCCGCGCCGAATGCTGCCGACTTCCAGGGTCCTGGCGCGCCTCCGGCCGGTGGGGCTCAGGGACCGCCCGTTGCTCCAGGGTCCGCTCGGCTGACTCTCGCCCAGCAGGGTGACACACTGTCTAGGTCCTTCATCAGCAGGGGTCGCTGATGGGATTCATCAATGTCCAGTTCCCGCCGGACGTCAGCCGCGGCTATGCCGCCGGCCCGCAACTCAACACGCTCGTGTCGATCACGGACAGCGGCCACGAGGAACGGACGACGCGGTGGCGCTCGGGCCGCATCGTGGCGAAAGGCTCGCGCGACTCGACGAGCGCGGCGAATGCGGCGCTGATCCTCGCGTTCTACCGTGCGGTTGGCGGTGCGCTCAACAGCTGGCGCTTCAAGGAGTGGACGGACTACTGCTCAGACCCCGCGACGTTTCAGACGCCGTCGGCGATCACGCCGCTGGATCAAGTCATCGGCACCGGCGACGGCGTCAAGACGGTCTTCTATCTGACGAAGACGTACGCGACGTCGCTCGGGGTCGGCGCGGGCGCCGACGTCCGCTCGATCCAGCTTCCTGTCGCCGGCACCGTGCGCGTCGCCGCGGCCGGCGCCGAGATGATGTCTGGCTGGTCAGTGAACACGACTTCGGGAGCCGTGACGTTCAGCGTCGCACCTAACCTCGGTGATACTCTCACCGCTGGCTTCCAGCACGACGTGTGCTGCCGGTTCGCGACCTCGATGGAGGCCGGCGCGCAGATGCGCGTCGACGCTACTGGCGTCGAGTCACTGATCGCCCTCGACGTCATTGAGGTGAAGAATGAGTCGCCGTACTACTGCTCCTGGGATCCAGGCGGCAGCTACACCGACCTCGCCCTAGCGGCGGACCTGTCTCTGACTGTGTCGCTGGCGAAGGTGTTCAATCTGAGTCTGGCGTCCGGCGCCAACCGCAACGCGTACTTGCCGACGCCGACGATTGGCATGGGCACCGGTGGTGCCTACTTCGTCATCTCGAACACCAGCGGCAGCACGGGAACGATCACCGTGCGGGACGACGCGGCGGTGTCCCTGGTCGTCATCGCTGCCGGCTCCGTCAAGGAGATCTATCTCGTCGACTCGGGCGGCGGCACTCGCACCTGGTTCTCATTCTGATGGTCGTCCTCTACCCCAGTCTTGCTGACTCGGCCTTTGGCGGTTCGATCGCCCGCGGCGCGATCACGGGCACGACGAAGATGATCTGGGAGCACCGCATCGTCGACATCGCGCCGACGGCTGGTGGCTCGATCCTGCAACTGCCGGACGCGAGGTCGCTGGGCTATGACCCGAGGTTGACTCGCGCCGGGTTCCAGTTCATCGTCACGAACCACGGCACGCAGTCGACGTTGATCAAGGACGCAGGCAGTACGACGCTTGTCACGCTTGCCGCCGGCGCCGCGGTGAAGATCTGGCTAACCAGCAAGTCGACGGCGGCCGGCACGTGGATCGTCCGCAACTATGGCTCCTTCGCGCGCGGGAGCGCGCTGGGGGTGACGCGGGTCCCATTCAGCCTCACCATCGGCATCACGGACGCCTCGGCATACAACCTGCACGATGACCTGCTCGGGTACTACCACTGGGATGGGACGTCGACCGTCGCGGTGACGCTGCGCATCATCATCCCGCGTGGTAGCAGCACGTCCTCCTTGCCGGCGATCGACACGGGTGTACTCCCCGCCGGTAGCACCACGGTCATCATCATCGGTCCTAGTGGCGTCGTCGCTGGCATGGGTGGTGCCGGCGGTCGCGGCGGCCTCGCCGGAATCTCGGCGACCGGAGCCAATGGTACTGCCGGCGGCCCGGCGATGCGAGTCTGGCAAGACACGACGATCGCCAACTATGGCGTCATCGGCGGTGGAGGCGGCGGCGGGGGTGGCGGCGGCGCTGCGGCCGGCCCATCCTCGGACGGCGGCGGTGGAGGCGGCGGCCAGGGTCACGGCCCCTCAGCCGGCGGGGCCGTAGGCACGCTAGGCGCCTCGCCTGGAGGCTCGGGCACGATCAACGTCCAAGGTTCGGGGGGAGCCTCGAACGGGGCCGGAGGGAGGGGCGGAGACGGCGGAGCGGCCGGCGCCGCGGGGACCAACGGGAACAACAGCACCGCCTCGGGCGGGACGGGCGGCGCGGCGGGTCCCTACATGCTCCGGAAGACGACGGCGACGATCAACTGGCTGGTGACCGGCACGCGGTTCGGTGCCGAGGTGACCTTCTGACTCTTCGCCTCACCAGCGGCGATCAGGCGACTCAGGCGTATCGAACGCACGAGTGGGCCGAGATAGTGAAGATCACGCGCCCCGACGGCACCGTGTTTCGCTTCACGTCGCACGACTATCCCCTGGACGTCGACGGCGAGACATACCTCGTCCCGGATGCGCCGCAGCACAGCAACGAGCGACGCGAGACGGGGTTGAAGGACGCCAACATGTCGATCTTCGGGTCGATCGCGTCCACGGCGCTGACGACCAGTGACCTCGACGGTCGCAAGTTCGACGACTCCGAGGTGCTGATGCGGGTCGTCAACTGGCGCTGGCCGTGGCGCAAGTACTACTTCGCGCAGAAGTGGATCGTGAAGACGTCGCGGGATAGCGCTGGCTACAACCTAGAGCTGGTCGGCGTCACGAAGTTCTTGACGCAGCCGGTCGGTGGTCGCTTCGGCGGGTTCTATGCGCCAGTCTGCCCCTACACGTTGGGCGATGTGGCGACTTGTAAGAAGGACCTCACCGGCCTGACGCAGACGAGCACCGTGCTGTCGGTCAGCGGCGCCACGACGAAGTTCCGCGGCAACACGGGAACGTGGACCACGCCTCCATTCGCGACCACGATCCAGAACGTCACGATCAGCGATACGACGGACCTGGTGACCTGGCCGCTGGCCCACAACCTAGTCACTGGTGCCGCGCTGAAGTTCGTCGGTGGCGGCGGGGCCAACCCGATCGATTTGTCAGGGAACACGCCGTACTACGCCGTCGTCCAGTCACCGACGACCGCAAAGTTGTCCGCGACGTTCGTTGGCGCGGTGGCGGCGGTGCCTGTCACCATCAACATCACGAACCCCAGCACGCCGACGGTCGTCTGCACGCCGCTGGCCGTGATCGCCGACGACTACTTCAAGGACGGCACTGTCAACTGGATTAGCGGCCTGAACTCCGGCATGGCGTCGCCGATCGCGGCCTACACCGACAGCACGCGCGAGGTGACGCTGTTGATTCCAACACCGTACGCCATCCAGGTCGGCGACGCATTCACGGTGAAGCCTGGCTGCGATGGCACGCGCAACACCTGCGGCGGCAAGTACGGGAACATCGTCAACCACGGCGGCCTCGGCGTCTTCACTCCGGGCTCCGCCCCGATGCTGGAGGTGCCGACGTGAGCACGGCAAAGGACGTCGTCGATGCGGCTCTGGCGCTCGTCGGTCGGAAGTTCTTGCACCAAGGGAGGGGCGGCCTCATCGACTGCGTCGGCCTGCTGGTGTGCGTCGGCCTGCGAGTTGGGTCGCCGCTCCAGGACTTCACGAACTATGCGCCCTCTCCCGACCCTCTTCTGCTGCGCGACCAGCTCGACGCTCAGCTGGATCGCAGTGATGCGCTCGACTGCCCACTTGGGTGTGTCCTTGGATTCTGTCGCATCGGCGAGGGCCTCCAGCACGTCGGAGTTCTAGTGGCGCGAGACCCGTTCAAGATGGTCCATGTCACCTTTGATCGGGGGTGCGTGGCTGATCCGATCGACGCTCGCATGATGCAGCACCGTCACGACTCGTGGCTGTTCCGCGGGGTCCAATACTGATGGCCACTATTGGCTTCAGCGTTGGTGCTACCTCGCTGCTGTCCGGTGGTACGGCTGGCTCGCTGGCCGGCGGCCCGCTCGGGGCGATCGGAGGGCTCGCCGCCGTTGGCATCGCGGCCTCGATCGGCGGCATCATCGACAGCAAATTCATCTTCCCCGCGCTGTTCCCGGCGAGGAGCAAGTCGCTGCCGGAGAATCTGCTGGGCCTGGGACCGACGACGGCGGATCCGGGCGACCCAGTGATCCTCGCGTACGGCCAGCACGTCCGAGTCCCGACACACCTCATGGGTGCATGGTCGCGAGTCCAGACGTCCGGTGGCAGCCCAAAGACCGGCGTGCCACGGTCGCAGGTCGTGTACTCGGACATCCTGCTGGGCATGAACGGGCGCTCGACGAACGGTCTGCGGGCGTTGTTCGCCGCGGGCGATCTTGTGTGGTACATCAGCACGAACTTCTTCTGGTTCACGGACAACCGCTACACGCTGACGGCCAGCGGCGCGAACCTCATCGTCACCGCGACGACGTCGCTGGCGACTGATTTCACCCTCTACTTCAAGCTGAACGACGTCATCAAGCTGACGTATTGCACCCCCGCGGGGAACAACTCGTATTGGAAGATCACGTCGATCACGGCCGCGACGACGTCTGCGCCGGCGACCATGACAATCGCCCCGCGCGATGGGCAGACCGCCGCCAACGGCACCGCCGGCAGCACTGCGGCGCCGGGCCAGTTCGAGCGTGTTGATGACTCGATCGTTGAGAGTGACTACACAGTCACCTCCGTGGACGACGGCAGCGGTAACCAGATCGCGTTGAGAATCCAGCGTACATCGCAGACGGCCCAGGACTTCGTGAAGACGTTCAAGTCCGGCGTCTACGTCAACGTGTCGGGATATACGCCGTCCGCGCTGAACGGCCAGTACATCATGTTTGTGATCGAGACGGCCAGCGCGACCGACGAGACGCTGGTGCTCAATCGCGTCGCCAGTGTGCCGACGGTCGCTGGTCCCTACGCAGCAGGCACCACGACGTCGCCCGGCAAGATCACACCCGTGTTGCCGTCGAACAAGAGCGCGGTGCTATTCGCCGGCGGGGCGCCTGATCCCGTCTTTGTGCTGGGTTTCGATGAGACCACGAGCCCGCTCCAGCAGGTCGAGGCGCACGAGGGCGTGGGCCAAGTCCCCTCGTTCCACGGGATGGCGAATGCCTTCCTGAAGGACTTCAACCGCACGGCGTATGGCAACGTCCCGCCGCAGATGGAGGCGATCCTCACGCCGGACTTTGGCATGACGGTGAGTGCCTTCCTCGCCGAGATCTGGACGAAGCTGGCGAAGCGGCCGACGACCACCATCGATGTGTCGGGGATGACGGATCGACCCCTGCATGGATACTACGTTCACGGGCCGCAGCCGGTGTATCAGTTGCTGCAGCCGGTGATGATCGCCGGGCAGACGGTGACGCAGGAGCGCGGGTCCGTGCTCGCGTTCTTCGATATTGAGAATGCGGACCAGGTCTCGATCCAGCAGGTCGTGTCGAACGGGAACACTGTCAAGTCGGACGACCTCGCATCGCATCTCGACGACCTCGCCGCCCACTCCGAGGGAGCGAGCACGTCGCGGCCGATCAACGTCCAGAATGTCGAGCGCACGACGCTGCCGACGGCGATCTCCGTCCAGTTCCAGGACCCGGCGCTGCGATTCGGCAAGGGCAGCGTGCGATGGGGGCTCCGCGGACCCGGCGGTCTCGGGTTCGAGAACGAGCAGTCACTGTCCCTCACTACGCTCGTGCTCAACCGCGCTGAGGCCACGAACCTCGCGGCGACGGCGGTGCGGCGGGCCTGGATCAACGGCCAGCAGGTCGCGATCAACCTGCCGCCGAGCTACAGCCACGTCCTAGAGAACGACATTCTGGCCTTCTCGGCCGACGGCCGGACGTGGTCGATCCGCGTCACGCAGGTGGATCGCGGCGCAGACTTCCAGCTGTCCATCCAGGGCGTCGTCGAGGACGTCTCACTGCGCGTCTCGGCGATCCCGGTGAACACCGGATCGGGGACGGCGCCTCCCATCGTGGTGGTTCCCCCGGCGATCGACGCTCAGGTGCTGGATTGCTCGCCGATCTATGCGGATGCCTACAATCCCCTGATCTACATCAGCGCCAGCGCTGTGCCCGCGACGGGATGGGCCGGCGCGACGATCTACGAGTCTGTCGACAACCTCAACTTCGTCGAGCGCGACTTCTTGCAATTCCAGGGCATCCAGGGCAAGGCGACGAACATCCTGGCAGCAGGCTCAACGCTGACCTTCGACGTCACGAACTCCGTCAACGTGAAGCTCTATGGTGGCCAGATCCTGACGAGCACGACGGTGCAGCAAGTCCTCCAGGGCGCGAACTGGGCGATGCTCGGCAACGAGATGATCGCCTATGTGACGGCGACTCTCCAGACGGATGGTTCCTACACACTGACGAACCTCATCAGGGGTCTCCGCGACACCGCAGACATGGTCGGGACGCACACCGCCACTGATAGGTTCGTCGACTTGACGCTGATGCTCTTGGACGGCGTCCCAGTCCCGATGCAGGGCGTCCAGAACGGCGCGACGAAGTACTACAAGATCGTCCCAGTGGGCTCGACGATTGCTGCGACGTCCTCCGTTGCCTTGACGTGGTTGGGAGGCACAGTGCGGCCCTTCTCGCCGTGCCGTCCACGAAAGGTCCTGGATGGCAGCAACAACGCAACGATCTACTGGACACCGCGTCGTCGCCAGTTCACCGTGGACACGTTCACGATGCAACCTGGAACAGAGGAGACCTATGAGTCGTACGACGTCGACGTCTATGCCAGCTCTGCATACTCCACTGTCATACGCAGATTGACTGTCCGCGGTATATTTGGCGTGTCACCTGAGCGTTTCCTGACCTACACCGCCGATCTCCAGCACACGACCGACGGCCTTACTCTGGGCGCAACGCTCTACCTGAAGATCTATCAGACTGGCGGCGGGGGCATGAGAAGCCATCCGTTGACCATCTCACTCTGAGCCCCCGATGCCAAGCACCCCGAGAGGATTCGAGACCTGGGTCGACCCGCAGCCGCTCGCCGCGACGCTCCATAACAGCGAGCTGCTGTGGATGAGCGCGTGTCTCCACGGACGCACGAAGGTGATCGCTCAGACGACGACGCCGGCGACACCTGTGGCAGCTGACATCGGGAAGGTCTGGCTCGTCGGCGTTGGCGGGACTGGAGTGTGGGCAGGTCATGACAATCAGTTCGCACTCTGGGACGGAGCGCAGTGGATCTATATGTCTCCGGTTGACGGAGATGAGGCCCGCATCGTCGGTTCACCCGGCACCAACAAGCAATACAACGGCAGCGCCTGGGTCTGACGCGTGACGATCAATCCGCCAACCACGGTCATCGACGCCTCGGTGGTGTTGTCACCGCCGCCGGGGACGCCCGACGGCTATGTGGCAGCAGCACAGTCAGGCGTTCCTGGGGCATCAACCTGGCTGGCCGGCCCCGCACCCGGTGCGTCTGGCAACATCCCGACCGGGATGCTTGGGGTGTTCTTGACCCTTGAAGGGTCACTGGGAGGTGATGACGCGCCGCTCATCGTGCCGGGACAGACTGGCTCGCCGGGTCCGACCGGAGCGCCCGGCGGTCAAGGCGCCGTCGGCCCTGCCGTCTTCCTTGAAGCAGACGCCATCGAGGGCGAGCCGGGAACGCCAGGAGCAGCGGGCGCGGCCGGAGCTGCTGGTGCGCCGGGCGCTCCAGGGGCGCCGGGACAGCCGGGACCAGCAGTCTTCCTTGAGGCGGAGCCCGGCGAAGACGGCATGATGGGGATTCCTGGCCCTCAGGGAGCGGCCGGCACCAGCATCACCCCGCCGACCGGTACGGGCCTCGCCCACGTCACCTCGGGCGCGTTCGACGTGGCAGCGAAGACGGCGCCGAGCGGGTCGCTGCTCCTCGGTCGTCGCTCGGGCTCGGCCGGCGACTACGACAACATCGACCTCGGTGCTGGCCTATCCATGAGCGGAACGACGCTGAGCGCAGCGTCAGCTCAGCCTCCTCCGGTGTTCTTGTCTCAAGACGATGGCGATGACGGGTGCAGCGTCGTCGATCCCGTCAGCTATCAGACGCCAACACCGACCGTCGACATCCAGTCGTGGACGACCGCGGGCACCAAGACGTGGATGAAGCCTCCTGGTGCGAAACTTGTTCAAGTCATCATGTGGGGCGCGGGCGGCGGTGGAGGAGGCGGATCGTCTCTCGCCACGGCTAACATCCACACTGGAGGAGCTGGCGGCGGAGGTGGCGCGAAGAACGTGATGACCTATCTCGCCGCTGAACTCGGCGCAACGGAGACCGTTGTTGTTGGCGGCGGTGGGTCTGCTGGTCTTGCAGGAGCAAGTGGTCTTGATGGTGGCGACGGTGGTCAAGGCGGAGCTAGCACGTTCGGCACGACGGTGCGCCTGACTGCGGGCGGCGGCGGTGGTGGTCGCCGTGGCGCAGCATCGAGCGCGGCCGGAGGTGGTGGAGGAGGAGGAGGAACTGCGACCAACGGTGGAGTCGGCACGACGGGTTCAGGTCCTGGAGGAACTCCAGGTCCAACGTCCGGATCCAATTGCGTCGGAGGTCAGGGTGCTCAGGGCACCGCCAGCGTCGTCACGACTGCCAACGCTGAATGGGGAGGCGGTGGAGGTGGTGGTCATACTAATGCTCCGGCCAATGCGGTCGGCGGTTCATCGCTCTATGGCGGCGGCGCTGGAGGATGCGGCGGCGGTGACACGGTCGCTGGCACCGTTGCGGCAACAGCCGGTGGGCTCAGTGGGACTTACTCCGCTGGTGGTGGCGCAGCAGCGGGCACGAGCGGTGCCTCGCCAACGGTCGGCTCACCTGGAACCAACGGCAACAGTCTTATCGGTGGCGGTGGCGGTGGCGGTGGCGGTGGAACGTTCACAGCGAACACCCTTGGTAAGGATGGCGGAGCTGGCGGGTCTGGCGGCGGAGGCGGCGGAGGCGGCGGAGTTGGTTGCAATACATCTGCGGGTGGAGCTGGTGGCCTCGGCGGCGACGGCTCGGCCTACGTGATCTCTTACTTCTGAGGAACTCATGGCAGCGAACAAGATCTTTCGTTTCGGTCCGGTGGCAATGTCGGCCACGCTCACCACGGACATCCTGAAGCCGACGACTGCGGCGGGTGGCACGAACGCAGGATCGTCCGGCGCCTACATCGTGCTGCGCCACATCAGCATCGTCAACAAGACGGCGGGCCCCGTGACGTTCTCGCTCTGGCTCGGTGCATCGGCCGGCAACGTAGCGGGCACCGAAGTCATCGGGACTGCCTACAGTATCGCGGCCAACTCGACGTTCAACTGGTTCGGACTCTTGCGACTGGAGACCACTGACGTGCTCGTCGGCGGTGCATCTGCGGGCACGTCGCTCACCATCCAGGGTGAAGGCGAGATCGGGATCACGTAATGCCGACCACCGATCTCATCCTTCCTTCTATCATGGGCGCGTTCGTAGCGCTCTTCGGTTGGCTTCGCGCCCGCGACCTTCGCGACGCGAAGCATACCAAGGCTGCGGTCAGTGTGACCCACACTGAGGTAGCCTCCCTGAAGGACAGCGAGAAGCGGTGTCGGCTGGAACTCACCGGTTGTCGCGTCGACCTGGAGAACCTGCACAGAGCCAATCAGGATCGCGAGCAGCAGTGGCGCGCCGAGAAAGACAAGTTCCAAGAAGAACTCACCAGGCAGGAAAGATCGCGCCATGACCTGACCTACGAGAACAACAAACTGCTCGCCGAGAAGTGCACGCTGCTGGAACGGCTGGTTGCTGCGGCGGTCCCTGTCCCAATCAGAACGACTCCTCCTCAATCATGATCCCCATCTTCGACGGCGACGTGGCCAAGATGATGGCCGACCGACTTCCGGCGCTATTCGTCGACGGTGGAGCGGCAGGAACGATCCTCTGGCACAATGCGGCGGCCGAGAGGCTATTCGGGTACACGGAGTACAACGAGTTGCGCGGCATGTGCGTCGATCAACTCGTGCCGCCGGAGTTGCGCGACCAGCATCCGGCAAACCGGGCCAAGTTGACAACTGATCCTGGCGGCGAGCTGATGGCAGGCGGCAAGCCGCTGTCCGCACTCCGCAAGGACGGGACGGCGCTGCCGGTGAACATCTGGCTCGTTCGCGGGACGCTCAGCGGGACGCGCGGTGTTCTGGCCGTCATCTTCGACCTCAGCAGCAGGGTGATGTAGTGGTCCAGGGGCGAGGCATGACCGACAAGCTCGTGATGCTCGTGGGATGGGCCACGGCAATGGCAATGTCCGTCACCCTCGCGGTCGAGTTCATGCGACGCGCGAAGCGCAGTTGGCCTGTCGTCATGATCCTTGCGTGTTGCTGTGCCGCTATCGGTGCCGCTGCTTGGGACGGCATCCGCGCTGAGTCGTTGCCATTCGAGCGTGCCTGTGATGAGGCGGAGGCCGGTATCAATCCAGGGGTCGCGGCGGCCAGGGTCTACGAACTCGTCTCTACTCGCGCATTCCGAGCACTCAAGATCGCTGGTCGAGCGGAGACGCATGACGGGATGACCGCACGAATCGCCCTGGCCAACCTCGCCGAGGAGGCGAAGAAGTAATGGCACCTCAATGGTTCTCGCAGTTCCCTGACCCGTGCGCCAAGGGAGGAACGGTGACGATCACCGTCGGTGCTGGCGCGCCGTTCCCCTTCCATGCCAACCTCGCGTGGATGCCTTCCGGTGGAACCGGTTGGACCTACGAGGACGCGGGCAACCGCTCGCATACGTTCCAAGTACCAAGCGACGCGACCGTCGGCGTTATCGCCGAATCCGCCGGCAAGTCCCTGTCCCTAACCCTCAATGTGGCCCCATGAACACCTGCCTTTCCGTGACCGCGGCGACGATTGCATTCACCGCCGCCGCTGATGACGGTTTCTTCCTCTTCCCCGGCGCTCGTGTCGCCGGCGCGACGGTCGTGGCAGCTTGCCCCGGCACCATCCGGCGCATCACCACGAACATCATCGACGCGCAGAGCTTGCTGCTGTCCGTCTGGGACCCGACGCAGCTGTTCGAGTTCACCGGCGGCAGCGTGTCTAGCACGGCGACGTCGGACGGCACGGACGTCGTCACCAACACGTCAGGCCTGACGGTCGGCAAGTGGAACGGCTCGATGATCCTCTACACGACCGGCCTGAACAAGGGCCTGGCGCGGCCGATCTCGACGAACACGGCGACGGTCATCAACCACGACCCCTTCCCGTTCTTCACGAAGAACACCGACGCCTACACGATCACGGCGGCGGGCATGCGCGACGGTCGCTACGTCAACATCACGGGCGTCGTCGGCGCAACGCAGATTGGAAATCCTGTTGCCAATCTCGTGTCGCTGCGCCACCTCGGCGTCTACAGCACGCGCATCGCGACGGTCGCCTCGACGGTGGCGGACGTGACGGGCGGCGAGCTGCTCCACGAGTGGCAGTGCAACACGCTCGTCGCCAACGGCGTGACGTGGCCGCTGGACTACCGCGACCTCAAGCTCGACTGCTCCGCGGGCATGTGCCTTCGGTTCCAGCAGCCCGGCGGCACCGCGATCACCGGCCGCATCCGCGTTTACGTTGAGTTCGATCCTTGGAACGCCTCGGGGCCGAGCGCCTAACATGGCATTCCGACGATCACTGCAGATGGCGGCCCGCCGGCAGATCCGGCAGCTGGCGGAGCATCGCCTTGTCGGGAGCTTCCTCACTGACCATGAGCTGACACCGGAGCGCCGCGCGTCGTTTGATTCGCCTGAGGTTCAGGCGAAGGTGAAGGATCTGCTAGAGAAGCATGGACTCCACGTCCTCCCCGTGGAGACGGTCGACTGGATGGCGTCATGCTTCCAGTGCCTTCTCGATGACGCGGACAAGGACGAGCAGGATGCGCACAACGCGAATCATCGATCACAGAAGGACCTGGGCCTGAAGAAAGTCGCGGAGAACAAACTCCGCGCCTACCAGGACGAGATGTACCGCGGCGATGTAATGGCCAAGGGCTACCACAACGAGTTCGTCGCGGCGGCCGAGCAGGCATCAGCCGAGCAGGCACGAGTGATCAAAGTTCTGGAGGACTGCATCGCGACGAACGATGTTGTTCCGAGAAAGCAATACGACGCCGCGATTGCGCAGCTGAATGAGATGTCCCGCCGAAGGAGTTAGCTCATGGCAGTCACCAAGGTTCTTCCCCTCTGCAACAGTGCCTCCATCGACGTAGTCTTGGAGGGTCACGCAGGGGCGTCCGTCGACATCAGGCGGAGCCTAGACGCCAACGGATTGGCTGGGTGGACGACGTTCACCAACGCGACCACCGGCTACGTCTACAACGACGTACTGACAAACAGCTCGGCGACGGCGTACTACTATCAGGCGAAGCTGAACAGCGACGTCACCTGGGTCGCAGCCGTCGAGCCGCAGTATGCTGCGGCGTCGCGGTTCACCTACTCCGATGCCAACGGCGTGACGTGGACGACCGAGCCACTTCAGAAGCCTGGCGGCGCTCGCCGGTGGTTCGTGGACCCGGCCGGCAACGACGGCAACACCGGCGTCGACACGACGACTGGTCACGGGTCAGGGCCGAAGCTGACGCCGCTGACGGTGACGAACGCCGCGGCGTGGGGAGACCACGTCCTGTTCAAGCGCGGCGGCACGTTCACCTCGCGCGTCTTCGACAAGAACTTGAACGGCGCGCTGTCGACGGCGTTCGCCAACGTCCTCGGTTCGTATGGCGACCCGGCGACTGCAAGGCCGATCTTCAATGGCTCGACGGACGGCCACACGATCATCCACTGCAACACGAACACGAACAACCCGACGTGGGTCATCCAGGGGCTGGATCTATCGCCGACTGCGGCGGCCCGGCACGCCGACTTCGTCGCCAACGGCGCGCAGCTCGGAAACTTCCACGGCATCGAGCTGTCGCAGAACACGGCCGGCTCCGCGGCCAACTGGCTGTTCGAGGATCTGCACATCGCGCACTGCAACTTCGGCATCTACGCCGTCGGCAACGCGGATGGTGTGGACGTCGCACGCATCAACGGTCTCAAGCTGCGCAACAGCGCGATCCAGGAGTGCGGCGGTTACGCCGTCGACAGCGGCGCGGGCCAGTATCCGTCTGGCGTCATCTTTAGTGACACCGACAGCCTGGTGATCGAGAATTGCGTCTTTGATCACAACGGCTACTTCAGGACGGGGTTCGATGACCGTGACAGCGGCACCTCGACGGCGACTGGCGCTGGCTCGCTCACGGACTCCGGCAAGGCCTGGACAGTCAACGAGCACACCGGTCGGTCGGTTGTGGTTGCGGGCCTGTGGCGGCTGATCGCTACCAACACTGCGACGACACTGACTCTCTCTGAGAACTGGAACAACGGGTACTACGGCGCGCAGCCTGGCCAGACGTCGGCCTACATCATCCCACACTCGAACAACTCGCAGTATCGCCACAACGTCTACATCCAGCGCACGATCACCGGGCTCGTGATCCGCAATTGCGTCTGCATGGGCAACCAGATGATGCTGCGCCCGGGTGGCCTGATGGACCGGTGCGTGATCATCATGTCGCCGATCGGATCCGGTGCCGAGGGCGCTTGGTGGAACAACGGCGGCGGCAGCCCCGTGGTCCAGGCGACACAGTCGATCACCTACCGCAATGTGCTCAACGACGGCACGGGCGAGATCGACCTGGCGGGTAGTGGCGGCGTCCCGCTCTACCTCGGTGGCCCGAACTCCGGCACGGGCTCGGCCCACGACAACCCGACGATGCTGCTCGACCGCTATGTGCACAACGGGTCGGCGATGCCGGGCGAGGTGATGTCGAGCTATGCCGGGTCGCAGATCCAGTATCAGCTGAACAGCAGCTTCCACGGTGGAGCGATCACGTTCCAGGACACCGTCCTGAAGTCGCAGAACGGGTGTGTCAACTTCTCGAACGGCAACCAGATCAATGGGCTGATCACGTTCCAGCGGTGCGTGCTCTGGGCGTTCAAGTACGTCAACGAGTGCATCATCTTCAAGTCGTCGCAGGCGTTCTCGCCGACTGGCGGCTTCTCGTTCGCGAGCAACACGTACTACGTGCGCAACGCGGCCGACAACGGCGTGATGGCGGACGGCAACTGGTTCATCTTCAACGCGGTTGGCCGGACGAACGCGACGTGGGCCAGCAACACGAGCGACGTGACGTCTCAGTTCCTCTCCGTCCCGCCGGTGTTCACGCTGGAGAAGCGGGTCACCGACTACGCGAACTTCCGGAGCCCAGGCAACGGCAATGTCACTTACTTGATGGCACAGTGTGCCCTGAATCGCCGCGGCGCTTGGAACAAGTTCTGGACCGCTGAGTACATCTATGACTGGTGCATGAAGGGGTCTTATGACAACCTCGTGCCGGCCCTCAGCAATGCGCTGGTGATTCCAGAGGCGGCGCCAACGGCGACGAGCGCGCTGGGCGTCGGCATCGCCCGCGCCAACGTGAACTGGACCGACACCGGCAACTACTCGACGACTGGCTACGACGTGCGATGGTCCACCGATCAGGTCAACTGGACGATCGTCACTACGGGTCTCGGTGGCGGCTCGACGACGTACCAGCTCCAGTCGCTTCCCGGTGCGCTCGTCTACATGCAGGTCGCGGCGACGAACTTCGCCGGACGCGGTCCTTGGTCCAACACCGTCTCCGCAGCTGTGAGCGCGGCGAGCGGTGGCACCGTGGGTGCGGGCACGGGCTTTCTCGGCCTACCTTCTGACACAACGGCGGCGCCACCGCCGTCGCGTGTGAGCGGCGGGAGCCTCGCCGGCAGCAGCGTGACGATGCCGAAGACGCAATGGGCGCCGATCGCACCGGGATCGCGCGGCCGTGGCGACCCCTCTCGCCCGCCGATCTAGGTCGAAAAGCGGCGGCCGGAACGGGGCCGCCGCTCAACGATCTCGGATCACCCCGGCCAACGGTAGGCCCCCTACGATCGGCCCGCAGATCGGCGTATAGGAGGTCCGAGGACTTCGAGCCCCGCCGGCCGCCCGGCGGCGAACTTTCTTCGCTCGTAATCTCGTGGAGATACGAGACTTAGAACTTTCTTGTAAATAGCGTTGCTCCGGGAGCCGATCTAGGTAACGTTGTCGGAGTCGCGGGACGAATCCCTCGACCTTCACAGTAGTCGCTTACAGGAGTTCACATGATTCGCCGCCCCTTCAGCGCTCAAGAGCTTGAGGCGTTCGACGAGATGGCCTTCCGCATCGCCGAGGAGATCGGCACCGACGATCTCGCCACCGTCCTCAACTCCGTCGAGATGCTCGTCCGCTACGACGACGAGGGTCCCAGCTACCACGAGCTGGTGAAGTTCGCCCGCGAGAAGCTGCGCGAGAAGGCAGAGGAGGTGCACGCATGAAGGCCCTCTCTCAACTCCGCCGCACCACGCTGAAGGCCGTGCGCGAGGGCCGCGTGGTCGCCTACGGCCCTGAGAAGCGCGAGATGTTCAAGGTCTTCAAGACCCCCGCCGAGGCCGCGAAGGCAGTCGTCCGCGCCCGCGAGATCGGTCTCCCCGCGCAGGTCCTGCGCCAGGAGGAGCCGTGAGCACTCAACTCCCGATTTCTCCGGACCCCAGCGTCCGGTTCCCCTTCCGCATCAAGTACCGGTTCGCCGCCAACAAGCAGATCCAGTCGGCGATGCAGATGTGGTGTGTTCGTTACTACATGAACGGTGTCCACGCCTACCAAGAGGTGACGAAATGGGCGGCCAAGAACAGCTATGAGGTCCGCGACATCGTCATGCTGAATCGCACCGAGGCCGAGGCCGAGGGCGTCCCGCACTGCGTGAGGGCCTTCGCATGACCGACAACCCGATCGCAGCCAACTACGAGCCGCTGAAGAGCGCCTGGCCGGAGGTCGTTCCTCTACTCACCTTCGCCGAGGCCCGCACTGCGGCACGCCGGTTGTTCAGACTGGCCGGTGTGAAGTGCCCGGCGAAGATCGAGGAGACGACGGGCAACCGTCACTCTTGGGTCCGCTCCGGCGTGCTCCGCATCAACGTCGATCGCCGCGGTTGGGGACCGGACGGCACCGGTTGGCGTGACCTCGTTCATATGGTGTCACACTGGTGCTTCCGCTCGCTTGAGCCTCGCTCGCTGCCGCACTGCGAGGCGCACGCCGACCTGGAGCGTCGCATGGCGAACCTCGTCATCACCTCAGGCTGGCTCGACGGCAGGCTCAAGCCCGAGCCGCAGCCGGTCACCGTGCGCGACCGTCCGGCCGAGCGCGCAGCGCACGCGGCGAAGATGCTCGCCCGCGCCGAGACGCGGCTGAAGCGCGCCGAGACGATCGCGAAGAAGTGGGCGGCGAGGGTCCGTTACTACGAGAGGAAGAACTCGTGAGGACCATCCCGGCATACGTCTTCCGCAGCACGCACGGCCAGTGGGCCGTCCGGTCGATCAAGACCGAGGAAGTGCTCATGGATGGGTTCTCGACGCCGGAGGCAGCGATGCGCTGGGCCGTCGCGCACAACTGCGAGCTAGTCCTCGGAGATTGGCGATGATGACCAACGTCGCCTGGGTTGAGAAGGCCCTCCGCCACATCGCGCGGACTCAGGACCTTGTCGTGGTTGCCTCTGCGGATCCCGACGAGCCGCACCTTGCCGTGCTCGCCGGTCGCACCGACTCTTACTTCTGCTGGGACCTCCGCGATGCGGACGGTGAACAGCACTTCACCTTGTGGCTGCTCGACGACGGCGCGCACCTATTGCGACATCCCAAAGGCGCCCCTGTCGTCGGGCAGCTCCTCTCCAAGCACCTCGACCCCATGCCGGTCCACTCCGAGGTGGACTTCCCCGTCCTTTAGTCTTTACAGTAACTCACATGAGACGACGAATCGCGTTCTGGTTCCAGCTGCTGATCACCGGCCTCGCCAGCTTCATGCTGGGGTGGGAGGCGCTGTCGTGAAACTTACTCCGCTGCACTTCCAGATCCTCTTCTGGAGCTTCAAGGGATTGCAAGGCGGCGAGTTTCAGCCGTCATCGCAGACCGCTCGCGACTACGCGATACAGCTCAGCGATCGCGACTTGCTGAGCAAGAACGATTGCGGCAGCAACACTTACGAGTTGACCGAGCGCGGTCGCGCCTTCATCGCGATGCTCTGCGAGACCCCATTCCCTGAGTCGAAGTCTGTGACCGTCTGGGTCGACCCGCGCAACGACGAGGTGATCAAGTCATGATGGACTTCCCGCGAGTGGCGAAGTTGTTCGCCGAGGCCATGGGCCGCGGCATGAAGCAGCCCAGCGTCCGGCTCCCCGGCGGCGTCGCGTTCAAGGTGACGCGCCAGACCCGGAAGCTGATCCTGTGCGTCGGCGCCGACTGGGTCGCGACGATCCAGCCCGACGGCCGGACGTTCTGGAAGATGACGGTCAACGATTCGGCGGTGCGCGACGAGCTGCGCGAGTTCGAGGCGGACCCCGCCGGCCGCGCCAACGTCGTCGGTCTCAGCACGAACCACTGCTGCTTCTGCGGCATCGAGCTGACCGCCGCCGAGTCGGTCGGTAACGGCTACGGCCCCATCTGCGCGGAGCACTGGGGTCTCCCCTGGGCCGGCACCCCGGCGGCGATGCTGGAGTGCGCGAAGCGACTCAAGATGCGCCTCGACGAGGCCCAGAGGCTGGTGAACCAGTGACCTCGACGCATAACCCGCTCGGTCTGCCCATCGACATCGTCGCCCAGTCCGTCATCCACGCCTCGAAGCACGGAGGGAAGGCGTACTCTGAACTAGAGCTAGACCTGGCGAGGGCCGTCGTTCGCTGCAACAATCTGCTGTTCGACATCTGGACGGATCCCGCCGCAGCTCAGCTATCAGGGGACATCAGAGCCGCGATGCGCGCGGAGCGGAGGGCCAAGTGACCGACCTCCTCCACTTCTTCGTCGACGGGACGCTGCTCCTTTTCGTCGTCCTCGCGCAGGCCGTGTCCTCGCACTACGAGGCCCGGGCTAAGCGCGCCGAGCGCGAGTGCGATCTCTGGCGCCGGCTCGCCAGCGGCGGGGACCAGACGCCGCAGCGGGCCAAGCTCGGGCACCCGACGGAGTGGCTCCAGTGAGCAAGACAACCGGACGCATCTGCCTGGAGTGCGAGCACTGCTACGTGTACGGCGGGTCTCCTGGCTACAGCGACTTGACCCCAGCTTGGCCATTCGAGTTCTCATGCCAGAAGAAGCACCCGTTCAAGTTCGGTGATGAGCACAACGACAAGCAGACTCTGATCGACGACATCCGGCAGGCGGAGACTTGCCCCGACTTCAAGGAAGAGGAGAAACCATGAGCCTCACCCGCCGCAGGACGATGCTCTTCAATGACGAGTACACCATCAACGAGTGGCTGTCCTTGCTGACTCAGCTGAAGAAGGATCACGGCGGTGACCTTGCGCTGAGGATGATGTCGACGAGGATTCACGACTGCGCCGTTATCCAGATGGTCATCCGCGTGCCGCGGGTGGAGAAGGAGAGCGAGCTGTGATCCGTCCGCACGGCATCAGCGCCTGCGACACGTGCTGCGTGAGCATGCGCGTCCACATCCAGCACAGAGGCTGGAGCCCGCCGGACATCCTGATCGACGTCAACAATGGCGTCGTCCACCGGTTCGGCTGCTTCGAGCGCGAGTCTGCCGACGAGCCTCTGTGCGTCATCGAGTCTGATGTTCCCGGCACGGTCCTGAAGGACGTCACTCACTGCCCGTGGTGCGGGGCGCTGCTGAGCGAGATCAAGAGGAAGGAGCAAGCATGACCTACCAAGACTGTTTGACCGCTGCAGGAGCAAAGGTGCTCGCCTACAAGGAGTTCGGCGACTACTCAGGCAGGTTTGTGGCCATCATCAAGCAAAAAGGTCGTCGCAATCCCCAAGTTATCCTCGGTAGCTTTGGAAGCTGCTCGTATTGCGATGAACTTGAGGCCCGACTCAACGAAGCTGGATACGTAGACCATGATGACCGGACCACGGCTGAAGAGGCTGTCTACAAGAAGATGGGCGAGGAACTGCTCGCCGCAGACCCACTCGGCTCAGAAGGCCCAATGACCTATGAATTGGCGATCGCTGCTCTGGAACCCGATTACGAGGGCAGCGACGACGAGAAAGCGCGCGCGTGGCTGATCCAGGAGTGGGCGAAACTGTGATGCACACTCACCCCGACGCCGACTTCGCGCCGCGCTGCCCGCGCTGCAAATACGCCATCAAGCTCGGCGACCTCGTCGAGCGGGGCTACCACGCGGACTGCTGGAAGGAGCGGAAGGCCCGCCGCGTCCTGTGGGTTGAGTGTGCGCTCATGACCGTGCTCGTCTTCGCCGTGATCTGGCTGGCGACCACCGGGAGGTACTCGTGACCAGGACCGGTGAGACGATGAACCCCGATGATGTTGGCCGCGCCGCTCGGCGCATCGCGGCGAAGATGGTCGCCGACGAGGCTGCAGACATCATGGTGGCGATCACGGGACTTGACACGGAAGGTCCGGTGACCGACGAGACTGCGATGGTAGTCGTCTGTCGTCGCAGGGCCGCCGACAAGTTGTTCGCCTACATCAAGGGCGAGAGCAAGAGCATGACCACGGAGGTCATAGAGCATCCATGAGATCCAAGCTCACGCTCCACTGGGTCGCCTGCGAGCTGGTCATGCCGAACCCGATCAACGTCGTCGGGACGATCCAGCACCAGTCGCTGACGTTCCCCGGCGGCGAGCCGCACGTCGTGGTCAACCTGCAGGATGCCGAGAAGGGTGCGCTGTACGTCGACGCGAGGATCTGCGACGCCGACGGGTGGCTGACATTGCTGGCGCTCCTCGACGCCGTCCGCGCGCAGCGGCCCCGCAAGCTCGGCCTGTTCTGCCCGTACTTTCCCGGCGCCCGGCAAGACCGACGCGACGGGCGGCACGCATTCACCGCGAAGGTCTACGCCGAGACGCTGCGACCCTACGAGCTGGACTCGGTCGTCGTGCTAGATCCTCACAGCACCGTGCTCGCAGCGCTGTTCGGCCCGGAGTTTCTCGCGATAGACCCCGCGCATCCGTTCGTCGACGCGATCCCGCTACGTGGATATCGCGGCGTGATCCAACCGGACGCGGGCGCCGCCCGGCGCGCCGAGGACTTCGCCCGCATGCTCGATGTGCCGGTGTACCAGGCGACGAAGCACCGCGACCCGGACACCGGCAAGCTGACGAGGTTCGCCTGTGAGCCGGTGCCCCACGGCCACTACCTCGTCGTGGACGACGTCTGCGATGGCGGGGGCACGTTCGTCGGGCTCGGCGAGGTGCTGACCTCGTTCAGTCGTCACGTCACGCTGGACCTCGTCGTGTCGCACGGCATCTTCTCGAAGGGCACTGGCGACTTGCTCAAGTATTACCAACAGATCTTCACCACCGACTCGTTCCCGATGCAGACATCAGGGCTCAGTGATCGGTTCACCGTCGTCCCCCTTGAGACCGTCGGCCGCGAGGCCGTGGCGAGGATGCTCCTCTCGTGAATCCCCTCTTACTGATCGACGGCTACAAGCTGGACCACCGGCGCCAGTACCCCGCCGGCACCACCCGCGTCTACTCGAACTGGACGCCGCGAAGCTCGCGCGTCGAGGGCGTGGACCGCGTCGTGTTCTTTGGCCTCCAGTACTTCCTCCAGAAGTACCTGTGCGAGGAGATGGAGTCCTGGTTCAAGCGGCCGACGCAGGACGTCTGCGACGAGTACAAGACGCTCGTCGACCGCTACCTCGGCCCGAACGCCATTGGCACCGACCACGTCCGCGCGCTGCACCGGCTGGGCCACGTGCCGCTGGAGTTCAGAGCCCTCCCAGAAGGCACTCGCTGCCCGCTGCGCGTGCCGATGCTGACCGTCGAGAACACGCACGACGACTTCGCTTGGCTCGTCAACTACGTCGAGACGCTGATGAGCAACGTGCTCTGGCTGCCGTGCACGTCGGCGACGAGCGCGCACCGGCTCCGCGCCATGCTCGACGAGGCGGCGAGGCTCACTGGCGGTGACCCGGACTTCGTCCCCTGGCAGGGCCACGACTTCTCGATGCGCGGCATGGCCGGCGTCGAAGCGGCGCAGCTCAGCGGCGCGGCGCACCTCCTCAGCTTCACGGGGACCGACACGTTACCAGCGCTCCCGTTCGTCGACGAGTACTACGGCGGCCAACCCCATTATATCGAGGGCAACGGCCTCGTCGGCGGCAGCGTCCCGGCAACCGAGCACAGCGTCATGTCGGCCGGCGGCGAGGAGGGCGAGCGTGAGACGTTCGAGCGCCTGCTGAGCCTGTATCCCACCGGCATCGTGTCGGTCGTCTCCGACACGTGGGACCTCTGGTCGGTCCTCACCGAGACGCTGCCCTCGCTCAAGGCGAAGATCATGGCGCGCGACGGCAAGCTGGTGATCCGCCCCGACAGCGGTGATCCCGTCAAGATCCTCTGCGGCGACGACTACGCCGCGGTGACTGGGCAGACCGTCTCGGCTGGACCAGCCATCAAGGGCGTCGTCCAGCTCCTCTGGGACGTCTTCGGCGGGACGCGGACCAGCACCGGCCACCGGCAGCTGGACTCGCACGTCGGCGTGATCTACGGCGACGCGATCACGTACGAGCGGGCGCGCGAGATCGTCGAGCGGCTCGGCGCCGCCGGCTTCGCGTCGACCAACGTCGTGTTCGGCGTCGGCAGCTACACCTACCAGCACGTCACCCGCGACACGTTCGGGTTCGCCATGAAGGCGACCTGGGCGATGGTCGGTGGCGAGTCGCGCGACCTCTACAAGAAGCCGGCCACCGACGACGGAACGAAGCACTCGGCCCGCGGCCGGCTGGCGGTGCTCAAGAGTCCCGAGTCAGGCAAGCTGGTGCTCTGCGATCAGCTCCCCGCCGACTCGTCGCACTCGCTGCTCAAGCCGGTCTGGCGCGACGGCTGCTTCCTGCGGACGCAGACCTTCGCCAATGTCCGCGAGACGCTGAGGGGCCAGTCATGACGCTGCGAGTCCACGAGCTGGAGAAGCGCGAGCCGATGCTGGTGTGGCAGGGCGAGTACTTGCCCTTGGGCCGCGCCCACGGCAGTATCGTTCGCGTCATCGGTCTCAGCGAGGACTGCTTCGCAGTGGAGGTCAAGCAGACGGACCGGCTCGGCGGCACCGCCTGGCTGGAGATCAACGACGCCGAGCTGCGAGGCTCGGTCATCAAGAAGGCGCTGTGGGAGACTTACAAGATGCTGGAGGCATACAAGCATGACTGACACTACTCGCGGCACGCAGCTCGTCGCCTCCAGCATGGCGCTCAACATGCTCGGCGTGGCGTTCGTAGTCCTCAAGCTCTGCGACAAGATCGACTGGAGCTGGTGGTGGGTGACGGCGCCGTTCTGGGGGCCGTGGACGGTTATTCTGGTCCTCGTCGGGCTCGCGCTCGGCGCGATCAAGCTCTGGCTGGCATGGACCAACTGGCGGGCCATGAGGGTGGAGGCCCAGGAGAGGCGAGTCAGGAAGATGATCAAGAAGATGAGGGGTCACAATCCCCGCGACCTGCAGGACCCGCGATGAAATCCCTCCTCCAGGAACTGATCCGTGGCCCGATGCCGAAGCTGGCGCGCGGCGAGGTCATCGTCGATATCAAGTGCGAGGCGGACTACAGAACCTCTGGAAGAGGCTGTGTCGCCGGTCTGATGCGTTTCGAGGTCAAGACTGCGCACTACATCCGGCCTCGGCCGAGAGACAGTGCCGTCTGGGAGCACAAGACGTACGAGCGGGTCAAGAAGGGCCGAAAGCTTGTCTGGCTGATGACGCAGCACTCGCGAGAGACGCTGGGCAGTCTCGCTCGATTTCACAGCTATGAGGAGTTGAATAGATGAGATCACCACTGAACCCCGAGAAGGTCTTCAAGCTGCTGGAGCCGACGCGGCAGCGCGCGGCGGTCCAGTTCGGCGTCGCCCTGGAGGCCATCATCTACGCCGAGCTGATGGCCGTGAAGGAGATCCCCGTGGACGACTTCACCGCCGTGGCCAAGCGCCGCGTCCGGTTCCGCGACGACGTCATGAAGTTCGTGGAAGCGCTGTACGACGAGATCGTGAGGAACATCTGATGACCAAGATCTACGCGGTGGAGACCGGCGACTACAGCGACTACAGCGTCGTCGGCGTCTTCTCGACGGAGGAGAAGGCGAAGACGCTAGCCGACTGGCTCGGCGGCGACGTGACGGAGTGGGAACTCGACGAGGTTCAGGTCGGCGACCTACCGAAAGACCCCTGCTGGAGCGTGACGAGTTTGCCGAATGGTATCGACATTGACGGGGTCTACCTTGATCCCTGCCCGTCCTTGTCACGGCTCGCGTACCGTAACGAGATCAATCCGTACTATGGTGGTCGCGTGAACGTGGTCGTCTTCGCGCCCGACGAAGCGCACGCGCGCAAGATCGCGGCGGACCTGTTCAGAGAATACAAAGCACGAGGAGAAATGAACCAATGACCGACATCGTCGTCTTCACCTGCGCCAAGACCGGGCGCCCGATCGGCCTCCACCGCCACAAGATCGACCGCGTGATCCCTTGCGAGGGCCAGGACGCCACGTCGGTTGTCGTCGCCGACCGCGAGGGTGGCGGCTTCGGCGGCGGGGGTTACTATATGTCCCATTACCGCGTGAAGGAGTCCCCGAAGCTCGTCATGCAGATGCTGGGCTGGGTCCCTCAAGACCCACCACCCGCAACTTCTGGCGTCGCGCTGATCTCGTGCGAGCGCCAGCTCCAGAAGGTCAAGTGGACGGACGATCATGACGACGCGCACTCTCGCGGAGAGATCCTTGCCGGCGCACTGGGCCTGCTGGTCCCGTGGGTCGAAGACCTGTGGAAGCTCCGAGAGAAGAACAAGCCCGGAAGCCTCAAGGCGCTCACGGTCGCCGGCGCGCTCATCGCCGCCGAGATCGACCGGCGACTGCGGAAGGGAGAACAACCATGATCCGCGAGACTCGCACCCTGCACTGCGACCGCTGCCTCAAGCCTGTTACCCTGACCACCGCGGAGAACGTGCGGATGTACCCGGAGCCACTGCCGACCGGGTGGGTCAAGGCGCACGTGCACCTCCAGACGCACGGACAAGACGGAAACCTCGGTCGGGGATGGGATCTCTGCCCGCCCTGCGCCGAGGCGCTCCAGTCTCACATCAAGCTGATTCGCCAACAACTGAGCGACGTCCTGACGGCGTTCCAATCATGACCCCCTCCGCCAGCCTTCTCGCCGCGCTCCGAGCGTTGTTCGCCGACTGCGACCGCTTCGGCTATCGCCAGAACACAGATCGCGAACACCATCTGGTCCGCTGGACAGCCCTCCTCGCCGCCTTCGCCGAGTGGGAGAAGGCTCCGGCGCCCGCGAGCGGCAGGCTGCGCGAGGCCGTGCAAGCGATGGTCGACTCGCTGGATCCGGAGTATGGCACCTTTCGAGGGCGCGACGTGTGGGCGCACGTCGTCAACCGGGTCCGCGACGCCCTCGCCGCCGAGCCCTCGTCGCCACAACCACCAGTCGCGAGTGGGCGTCTGTGGGCGGCTGCGAGTTCAGTCGTCAAAGGCTTCTCGACCTACATCTCGCAGGTTGGCCATCAGGACAAGAAGTCGTGGGGCAGCCTCCTTCTCGACATGGACCTGCTGCGCAATGCCGTCAACGACGAGCCAAAGGGAGCCATCGCCGCCGAGCCCTCGGTAGAGCCGCCCGCGAGCAACAGGCTGAAGCGCGCCGTGGTCGATGTCCTTGGCGATCTCGAACAGGCTGGCATCACGAAGGAGCACGAGCGCGAGCTGCGCGGAGCACTCGCCGCCGAGCCCGAGGCGCCGAAGCCAGATGCTGATGTAGTTGGCGGCGTGTCCGTTTTGCAGTCGCATCTCAAGGTTGCGCGTGCCGAGATTGAGCGGCTGCGCAAGAACAATGCTCAGGAAGCCGCCGAGTGGCTGAAGGCGAACGCCGTGCTTTGCGAAGTGACGGCGGCAGCCAAAGAGCGCACCGCCGAGTTGCAGGCGCGGATCGACCTCGCTGAGGGATCACTCGACAGCCTGCGCAACTTCCTGGACACGCGCGGTTGTGGATCGAACGTCAAGCTGCCAGTCGGCCGAGTGATCGGGTTGGTGAAGGAGATGGAGGACATGCTGAAGGAGCGGCTCCAGCGCGCCGAACTCGCCGAGGCTCGCGTCAAGGAGCTGGAGGGCGAGCTGCGCGAGGCGAAGGCAACCGTTCAGCGACTCGACGCTGATCTTGAGACGGCTGGCGATCGGCTAGCGGAGAGCCATGCGCACGAGGCGAACGCGGCGCTCGGCGGCACGATTATTGTCGACGGCGGCATCGCTGGAAAGTGGGCCGTCGCGGTGTCAGAGCCGGAGAAGCCAAAGGTGGTCCGCCCCTACGGTTTGATCTACCGCTTCGTGGACGAGAACGGGCGCAAGCGGTTCGCCGGTGACATTCACGTCGAGCGACGGGAGAGCGGCTGCGAGATCCGCACGTTCTACCTTGAGCCGCCAGAGTTCGCCGACGCGGTGGCCAAGCTGGCGAAGGCGGTGAAGCCATGAGCCGCACCGTCCCGATAAAGCACGCTCGCGCCAATGTTGTGGACATCAAGGATCTGCACGGGCGCAACACCGGCGCTGATCGTCTCGTCGTGCGCGCGTTCTCGCTGAACGGCAACACGGTCTATGAGCTGGAACTCATCACCGACCTTGAGGCTGTCCAACTGGCGCGCGGCATCCTTGAGTCCGTCGAACTGAGGCACACTCGCGCGCGGAATCGGCAAACGGCGAAGGCGGTGAAGCAGCCATGAGTGATCCCTTCTTCGACGTCCTGCTGCCGATCCTCACCGTCCTTGCCGTGATCGGCATGACCACGGACCGCTGGCTCCAACAGGCCAAGGTCCGCAAGCCGACGAAGTGCCTGCGCTGCGGCGCTGGCCCGGAGTGGCTCGCATGACCAACACCGATCTTCCTCCCGATCCAGTGCAGTGCATGGCACGCTTGGCGTCGCTGAACCTCTCGCTGACGATCTCGGTCAATGCGCTGGTCCTGGCGGCGGAGCGATTGATTGAGGAGCCCTTCTCACCGAGCGCGAAGGCAGCCATGCGCGTGGCGATCACCATGGCCAATCAACACAAGGAAGCGCACCGATGACCACCGACCTTCCTCCCGGCCCCGAACTCGACAGGCGCTGCGCGTTGGCGCTTGGCTGGAAGATGCCGCATGAACTCGGTCGATGCGATGTCTGCGGGTGGCCGCTTGTCGCCAACCCAATCAATGGCTGCGTGATCGACAACTGCTCCATGCGCCCGCATCCTGAGCCGCGCGCTGACCGCATCGCGAGCTATTCGACGAACGACGGGACGCAGGCCGAGAAGTTGGCGTGGCTGAGCAGGCTCAAGCGGACCGTCTTCTTCGCTGTCCACCCCAATGGCGCCGCAGATGTCGAGTGCAACGCGGTGCAAGCGTCCGGCACCACGATCCAGCACGCCCTGGCGCTGCTCTGTGTCGCGGTCCACGAGCGCGAGAAGGTGGCCAAGTGAAGAAGGAGTGCTACCTGTGCGGCGGACCACCTGACACGCGCTGTGAGAGCTGCGCGCAATGCGTCTGCTACGGCTGCCTGAAGATCTACGAGGACTGCGACGTCTGCAACAAATGCGATCTGCGGTTGCGAGACGAGGAGAAGGCCGAGCGCGAGAAGGGGGAACAACCATGACGACAACTGATGCAGACAAGCTCAACATCGCCGAACGTGCGTTGGCCAAAGTGCACGATCTACGATGCATTGAGGCGAGACTGCTACGCCGCTTGAAGGCAGACGATCGTCGGATCATTGAGGTGCGCAAGCAGTTGGCGCAGTTGGCTCTCCTCGTCGTTGATGATCGAGAGAAGCGGAGGCAACCGTGAACGAAGTCATGCGCGTGATCGCGTCAATTCTCGGCTACGGCATAGTCACGCTCACATGCGCGGCAATGGCTTCGCTGTGCTGGTTCCGATGTGCAGCAGCCCGCGCTCTCCGCGACGAACGGGCATGGGTTCGCGATCTTCGCGCGAAGGCGCAATGGTTCTCAGAAGATGTGCCGACCGTGCGCCTTATTGAGCGACTTGCTGATGGTCTGGATGTTGCCGATGTGCGCGATCGTTGGCGGATGGAGCGCGAGAAGCAAGGCGGGGCGACGTGAAGAAGCCGAAGACCGAGAAGCCGCTGCCGTGCCCGTGGGAATACTGCGGGCGCGAGGTGGTCGTCCAGACAGAGGGAGCCGACTGGTGGTTCATCCAATGCGACGGCACCGGCGATCACTGGATTGGCTGCGGTGACCAGAAGAAGGCAGACGTCATCGCCATGTGGAACAAACACGCCCGCAGGGTGCGCAAGGAGAAGCCGTGAAGCGATACAGCAAAGGCGATCCGCAGCCTGATGGCGGGACAATGTTCCGCAAGAAGACCATCGTGCGCATGTGGGGGCCAGCAACTGAGCCATTTGAGTGCGAGTCTCGCGAAGGCGTGCTCGCTGGCCAAGTCGGCGACTACGTGGCTAGCGACGGTCATGGCGGCTTCTACCCGATCAGCGCGCAGTTTCACGCGGCGAACTACATCGGTGCCGCGGAGGAGAAGCCGTGAAGGCTAGCCATTGCATGCCGCACGTCGAAGTCGCCGGCTCGCTGGTTGAGCCGCGACGCCGGGCGTTCGACGACGGCGATGCCATCACCATGCCAACGGTCCTGTGCGGCAAATGCTGGCATCGAGTGCATCGCTGGCTGGACATCGTCCCGAGCGAGGACGCTGCGGCGATTCGCCGGCATCGCAAGAACCACCGTCGGAGGAAGCCGTGAACATCGACCGTCCGCACGAGATCGTCCGCGACCCGGTGCCGTTTCGTCGATCGCCGCAGTCGGAACTGCCGCGTGAAGCAAGGAAGTGGCTGCCGATCACCGAGGCTGAAGCGCAGAAACTTGAGGCGATGGACGAAGATGGGCGCGCGAGATGGCTCGCTGCATTGCCGTTCACCGAGCGGTTGCGCCGTTTCGCGGCAGCCGAAGCAGCGGAGGAGAAGCCGTGAAGAAGCCGAAGCCTCAGCTCATGTGGGCGTGTGTTGGGATCGACGGGTTCATCTCCTGCGTCCGTCGGGATCGAAGCCTTGTCGCAGAGATGGTCTCTGAGTGGAGCATCCGCCGCGTCGAGGTCCGCGTGGTGGCCAGGAAGCGCAAGAGGAGGAAGCCGTGAGCAAGGTCGAGCCATGCCCGTGTCCTTGGTGCGCGAATGCACCGACGCAGCATTGGAACGAGTGGGGCGACATCTACACGGTGCGCTGCGATCGCAGTGGCGTGACGGGGCATGTGATCTCCATGCACGCGAGGCTGCCACGTCGTGCAATCGCGAACTGGAACCAGCTCGCCGAACAGGTGTGCAAGGGCAAGCCACCACTGACTCCACCGCATGGCTGGACCTGCCCGCGCTGCCAGACGGTCCACGCGCCGAGCGTTGCCGCCTGTGGCCGGTGCCGGCCCAAGTGGAACATTCCACCAGACGGTCCCTACGCCGATTTGCCCGCGGCGCTCAAATTCGCGGAACGACTGACGAATTGTGAGACGATGACGCTTGACGAGAGTTACATCGCAACCGTGTTCGACATTGTCAAGGGCTGGCGACGCCAGAGGGAACTGCTGATGGACGTGTGCCGCACTCACTACTCGGGGCCGAACCGCGCGACGATTGACCACGAACTCGGATGGATCCCTTACGCATGACCAGCATCCAGCAGCGCGCCCGCGACCTGATCGCGCTGGCGGAGAAGGCGACGCCGGGGCCGTGGGACAACTTCGCACGCGGTGTCCTCACCCGTTGTGGGCCAGACTCCGACCTGCTCGTCATCGCCGAGTGCATGAGTCCCGACATCGGCATCGCATCGGACAACGCGCGATTCGCAGCCGCAGCCCGCAACGACACCCCGCGCATCGCCGCAGCCTTCCTGCGCGCGGTCGAGCTGCTGCGCGAGTGCCATGAGGTCATAGATGCCTTTGGTGGGATCAGGTCGATAGACCTCGTGTCCGACGTCGCCGAGCTGCTCAAGGAGATCGAATGACCCAGACCATCGAAGACTTCGGGACGGCCCTCCTCGACACCGAGGACCTCGACCCCGTGTACCTCGCCCTCTCCCGGGTCGACTGGCCGCCGGCGACCCTCCGGAGATGGCTCCTCGGCTACTGGGCCTTCTATCATGCGGGGACGGCCTCCTGGCTTGCGGAGGCGCCGGATGCGGCGGGATTCTGGGCCAGGGCGACCACGGCGGCCCGGAACGACGAGCTGAGCCCCTGCGGGTCTAGGTGGCCCCGAGGGGCCGAGCGCCGGCACATGCGCGGGACGGCGGCCGTCCGGTGCGTTGAGAGCCTCCGGAAGCGATACCCGGATCACCCAGAGGTGATGGCGGACTACTGCGCCGGGTTCGCCGGCCCGACGACTTGCTCGCAGGTGATGAGCCGCGTCAAGATCCACTACCTCTTCGGCGAGTGGATTGGGTTCAAGGTCGCCGACATGCTGGAGCGAGTCCTGCGCGTCCCGGTGAGCTTCGCTGAGAGCGAAGTCCTGATGTTCGACGCCCCGCGAGACGCTGCTGTGCTGCTCTGGAACATGCGCGGCCGGCCGGCGACCCTCGATATCGTCGGCTCGACGGCTCGATCCCTTGTTGAGTACTTCGCCGGCCGTCTCGCCCCGCCGCACTACGACCGTCCGATCGGACTGCAGGAGGTCGAGACGATCCTCTGCAAGTGGAAGTCGCACGTTGGCGGCCACTACGAGGTGCGGAAGGACATCGACGAGATCCGGCACGGCCTCGCGCCGTGGACGACCCACTGCATCTTGGCGAGGCAATTCTTGGAGGGCATGCCAAGGTGATCAGCACAGAAGACTGGACGTATGGCTGCGAGCATGAGCTGGTTGATTGGCACCGCGAGCGCGGCATCCCGCTGGGCTTCGGGCTCGACCTGAAGGACTACACCATGGTGAACTCCTGCGGCGTCGCGGTGGACCCGAAGGGGCTCGTGTTCCACCTTGGTGGTGAGCTGAACACCCCGCCGACGCACACCCCCGATGGGCAGGCGGAGCACCTCGCGACGTTCCTGGCCATGCACCCCGAGGCCCGGGTCAACTACCGCAGCAACCTCCACGTCCACGTGAAGGTGCCGGCGATCGAGCACGACCTTGCAGCGCTGAAACGAGTTTCGGCATACTGCTTCAAGCACCTTCGGGAGGTCTTCGCCCTCATCGAGCCGATCCCCATGCCGCAGCGTAGGGATTACAGTGCCAGTGATGAGATGAACGGCGCGATGAAGAGGTACCGGCGGCGCCACAAGAGCCACCAGACGATCCTCACCGCCGATCGTCAGCGGGCTCAGATGGGGGCGGAGACTCCAGAAGAGTTCTTCGCGGCAGAGTGCCCGAGGTCCCATGAGGGCAAGCCACAGTGGCACCTGACTCAGCGCTGCGCCGTGAACCTCCGACACCTCCGGGAGGATGTTCCAACCATCGAGTTCCGGCACTTCCCGGGGACCCTGAGACCGAGCGTCGTCAAGACGTGCGTCAGTTGGTGCCGAGACTTTCTCGTTGCTGCCCTGGAAGACCGTCCCATCGTGGCGCTGCTGGCCGAACATGCCAACTCCGAGTTCCCGAAGTTCGAGCCCTACCAGCACCGACTGGAGCAGGGGTGGCGGAAGACCTGCCACAACGGCGTGCTGAGCCGTGATCAGGTCGAGGCCAACATCAAGGAGATCCTAGCTTGCACGTCCTAGTCCTGTGCCACGGCAACGTGTGCCGTTCTCCCGCCGTCGCGGCGCTCATCAGCGGGCCACCGCTCACCGTCACCAGTGCTGGCTTCCTCCCTGGCGGCCGCAAGGCGGCGGCGAAAGTGCGGCGGTGGATGCTGCGAGTCCACGACATCGACCTTGGACAGCACCGCAGCCAGCAGGTGAGTGCAGAGATGATCCAAGCAGCCGACGTCATGATACTCATGGATCGGCGCAACAACATAGAGTTGTGGTCTTCCAATCTTCCCATCCCTCAGCGCAGGATCCGCCTGGATATCAAAGATCCGAATTGGCTGGCCGGGGATTCAAAAGAGTTTGACGCGGTCATGACCGAGATCACATTGAAGGCCCGGGGCCTCCGCGAGGCGCTGCTGTCATGAGAGCGTTCATCAACATCCGCGGAACCAATGGCTCTGGCAAGTCGACACTGGCAAGGTCGTTCTTCCCAAACGGGCTAGAGTTGCACCTCATCAACGACCCGAGCCGCAAGCTCCTGGTTGTCGGTCAGATGAACCTGAAGGGCGACGTCCTCGTGGGGCGGTACCCCGAGGATCCGAAGAAGATTGGGGGCCTCGACACCATCCGGGCATTCGACATCCAGCGCGAGGCGATTCGGCGGTCCTTCGAGCTGGGGACAGGCAACGTCTTCGCCGAGGGAATCCTCTGCTCAACAGTCTTCGGATCCTGGGCGACATTCGCCGATGAGATGGCCTCGGTCGGTCGCCGAGTTCTGTGGGCCTACCTCGACACACCGGTCGAGGAGTGCCTCCGACGCATCCAGGTGCGCAACGGCGGGCAGCCGATCAAGGAAGACCTAGTGCGCGACAAGGTTCGAGCAATCGAGGCGACGAAGAAGCGCGCATTGGCGCACCCTTCCATCAGCGTCGCCATCCTCGGCCCTACTGGCGAGGAGAAGGCCCTAATTGAGAAGTGGTTGGCCTCGTGAATGCCGAGCCTCTCTGGTACTGGATGACGGAGCGCCAGGCGATCTACGACCGCCGCGCCGCCTGGCAACCAAAGCCCTGGACGGCGGACCCGATCCTCCAGCAATACCGGTTCTGCAACGTCTTCCGCGAGCTGGACAAGGTGACCGTCTGGATCCGCGAGAACATCCGCGAGATGTGGCCATCGCACCCACACCTCTGGCTCATGCTGGCGATCGCTCGGACGATCAACCACCCACCGACGCTGCGCGAGCTGATGAACAGCGAGGGCTCGTGGCCCTGTATGCACAGCTTCGAGCCTCACGTCATGGGCCAGGTCCTCGACCGGATCAAGGCTCGCGGCGACCAAGTCTATACTGGCGCCTACATGATCCGCGCGGAGTCGGACTCCAGCTGCGCCTGGTACTCGTGGACCAAACAGCAATACATCGCGCGCATCGTCCTCGGCCGACTCTGGGACGATCGCGAGCTGTGGACCTACTTCCTAGATCAGACCGGGCAGCGGTCGCTGCGAGAATGCTGGGAGCGCCTCCTGAACTATCACGGCTGGGGGCCGTTCATGTCGTATGAGGTCGTCACCGATCTCCGCCACACCCGCTACCTAGTCGGGGCGCCGGACGTCGAGACGTGGGCGAACGCGGGGCCGGGAGCCCTGCGGGGACTCAACCGCCTCCTCGGCCGCAGGCTCGACTTTCCCTTCCGGAAGGAGGAAGCTCTATCCCTCATGAGATCCCTCCTCCCGGAGGCCCCTAGCCGGCTTCCCGAGGGGTTCCCGAAGCTAGAACTTCGGGACATAGAGCATTCGCTCTGCGAGACGGACAAATACCTCCGAGTCAAGAACGGCGAGGGTCGGCCCCGCTCGAAATTCACAGGAACCTAACATGAAACTGATCGAAGCAGAATGCGTTCACGTCGCCCTACCGGCCGCGTGCCAGCTGATGAGCGACCAAGGCGAGAAGAGGGGATCTAGGAACGGCAGCGTGCTGGTCCTCCCCGAGCCGCTGACAACGGTCTACACCTGCCCAGAGGACCGCGTCCTGCTGTGGGAGGAGCGCAACGCCAATCCGTTCTTCCACCTGATGGAAGCCCTCTGGATGTTGTCGGGCCGGAAAGACGTCGACTTCGTCGCCAAGTACGCGAAGCAGATGCGCGAATACAGCGACGACGGCATCACGCTCAACGGCGCGTACGGCCACCGGTGGCGCAAGCACTTCAACGGTCGAGACCAACTGTCAGTGATCATCGAGGCTCTGGCCCGCGACCCCTACGACCGCCGACAGGTCCTCTCGATGTGGGACGGTTGGGGGGATCCCCGAGCCGTCGAGGCGGGGACGAAGGATGTGCCGTGCAACCTCAACGCGCTGTTCAACGCCGGAGGCGGGGAACTCGACATGACGGTGTTCTGCCGCAGCAACGACCTCATCTGGGGTTGCTACGGCGCGAACGCGGTGCACTTCAGCGTCCTCCAGGAGTACCTCGCTGCCGGCATCGGCATCCCGATCGGGACCTACACGCAGATCAGTAACAACGCCCACGTCTACGAGAGACATTGGAACCTGATGTACGCGATGGCGGACCTCTCCTCCGACGGATACGACTATCCAGAGAACCCCTACAACCGGAAGGTCAACAGCACGCCGATCGTCGACCTGCCGCTCGCCGAGTGGGACGACGAGCTGCTGATCTTCATGTGCGGGGGTGTCTGCCAGAAGTCGCACTTTTTCAAGACGATCGCCGAGCCGATGCGCGAGATGTGGGAGACCCGCGAGCCGAAGTGGCACGCAGACACGGACCCCAAGAGTGACTGGAAGGTCGCCTGTGAAGGTTGGCTGGCGCAGCGTGCCGACACGAAGGCAGCCAAGGATGCTCCCAACGAGTTCCCGAAGATCGAGCTGCCGAAGTGAAGAGCATCCAACACCGCAGGGAGTCGGGCGCCGTCGAGCGGTGCCACACGACACCGCACCACGGGTCCTACTCGGTCGGGCTCCACTGCTACAACGTGGCGCAGATCCTCTTGTGTCTCCATCCGTCGCCGTCAGTCGCGCTCGTCGAGGCGGCGCTATGCCACGACCACCTGGAGCGCTGGCTCGGCGACGTGCCGGCGCCGGCGAAGTGGAAGCATCCGATGCTCGACGAGGGGATGATCCAGGCCGAGGATGATGAGGCAACAGACAAGGCCCACGAGTTGCCGGAGCTGGACACCGAGGAGGCGAACTGGCTCGGCTGCGCGGACTCCCTGGAGCTGATCATGTGGTGCGACGACCAGCTGGCCCTCGGCAATCAGCACGTCGCGAAGATGCGAGACAAGGCTTGGCAGTACTTCCGTCGGAAGGAGCTGCCCGCCGAAATGAAGATGTTCATCAACTCATACTCATGGAGCAGGTCGGATGACTAGACTCGAAGAACGGCTGAAGAAGATCGCAGAGGCGGACGTCGCCGGCCTCGTGGATGCGGAGAAGTCCTACGGCGACTCGTGGAAGAGGCGTGGCGGGAGCGGAGCATTTTTTGTTCTGGCCCGCAAGTGGGACCGCCTGGAGAATCGAGTCAAGAACTTTCACAACGATATCTTCGAGACGATCCGACTCGACACGCGCCGCGAGGGGGCGATCGATGACGTGCGCGATCTGCGCCGCTACCTCATGCTGGTCGAGGACGAGATGGTTGAGACCCGTCAGCTTCCTCGCCAGGCGCAGGCGAAGCAAATCCTGGAAGGGACCGTCTCCATCACGAAGGTCGAGGACCTCCCGGTGCGCCCAGTGAGCTTTGAGTCCCCTGTTGGAACAAGCGCGACGCCATGCCAGCTTTGCCTCGTGGAGCCGGCGACGCTACTGTGCTACGGGCCGAACGTCGCGACGACCGCGACCTGCGCCGAATGCTGGGGCGACGGAGCCCACGACGCCCCCGCGCACAAGGCCGGATTCTCCAACGCTAATGAGCTGCGGACCTAGATCCCGACCGCTAAGAGGTTTAGGACCGAAACTTTTCTGCGAAAGTTCTTTTCTTCAGCGACGACCGCAGTATAGTCGCCGCCCTACCTGATCTGTCACCAAAACACCTCCCTCATACAGGAGACTCACAAGAATGTCAGCAACAGCGACCGTCGAGAAGACCGACAAGACGTCCAAGGCACCCCGGGCCAGCTTCGTCACCGTGGTGGACCGCAAGTTCCTGAACGACAAGAATGCCCTGACGTCCTCGGACGTCGTCGCGATGAACTATGACAGCTCGAAGTTCGAGCCGCTCACCCGCGCGGAGTTCGCCTCCGACACGCTCTGGGCCGAGTACCGCATCTCGAAGCTGCGCCAAGCCGCGAACGAGAAGCTGGCTCTGGCCGACCGGCTCGAACGCGAGCTGAAGAGCGGCCTGTCGATCGCCGACCCGGCGAAGCGCGCGACCCTGAAGAAGGTCATGAAGCTCGCCAACGCGGCCAAGGCCGCGATCGAAGCCGCGAAGGCGGCCGGCATCGACATGAGCGACTTCGAGAAGTCGATGACGCTCTAGCCGATCGACTGCCGCATGGTGTGTTGAGCGGCGACTGAGGGAGACCAAAGTCGCCGCTCGCTTTTGTAGACAGCACTTTACAGGAATAGCATGATGACTAGCTCTGAACAGCATCCCGGCGTGACGGCCCTAGAGGAGCGCCTCCGGCTTTTGAAGAACCGCGGCGACTACTGGGACAAGATGGCGGACGCCGCCTCCTGCGACAAGCGCGAGGCCGAGCTGCTGGAGGCCGTGAAGGAGGCGCAGGCGCGCTTCGTCCACTTCCGCGAGCAGCGCGCCGCTGCCGCGACCGCGACCGAGGACCACCGGAAGCGAGTCCTCGCCCTAGAGGCGACGATCGAGGCCGCGAGGAAGGACGACCTCATTGCCCAGGCCCTATGGCTGAAGCTCCTCACCGAGAACCACGCGAAGGCGACCAAACGCCGGTGATGGACTTCGCGGAGGAGTACGACGACGCGGATCTGTCAGAGGTGACTAAGAAGTTCCTCTCGCCGATTCCAGTCCACTCGCATGACTACCTCTTCGTCGCCGCGTCGCAGAAGCTGACCCATCTTGGACTCCGCATCAAGCCTCTCGTCGCCGCGTCGTCGCCAACCAAGAGGATCGGTGGCCAGACGTACAAGCTCGGCGAGAAAGAGATGGCCGACCACTGGGACTCGGCCAGCGCGGCATCCCGCCAGCTCTGGAAGCGACTCCCAGAGGTTCGCTATCACGAGAAGTCGGAGACCTACCGGACGCCGGCGACATCGTTTGCCCTGGAGGTCATCAACCGATCCTGGCCTAGGGAGCAACTCGTCTTCGTCAATGAGACGGCGCAGCAGATCTTCCGCGCCTCCAGCGCCATCGAGGCATTGGGGCACCAGACCGTCCGGCGAGCCGCGGAGTTCAAGCTGAGCGGGACGGTCCCGAAGCCCCCCGACTGCTGGAGGGAGCGGGCCGAGGCTCGCCTGAGCCCCTATCAGCAGACCGCAACCTGCCTCGCACTCCGCTCTGATGCGTTCGCCCTCTTCATGGATCGAGGCACCGGCAAGACGGCGTGTTTCATCCAGCGAGTCTGCACCGAGGCGCAGCTGCTGTCCTCGGGCCAGATGAAGGGCGGCGTCCCACGGCGCGGTGGCGGGCGGATGATGCTGGTGCTCGTGCTCTGCCCAGCGCAGGTCCGCCTCAACTGGCAGCGCGAGTTCGAGAAGTTTGCCACGGTGCCCGGCAAGGTCGCCGTCATCCGCGGCGACAAGGCGACCCGCGTGAACCGCATCGCCGAGGTAATCGCGCCTGAGGACGACCTCCTCTTCAGCGTCGCGGTGGTCAGCTATGACTCGGCGAGGACAACGCTGGAGTGGCTCCAGCAGATGCCGTGGGACATCACCGTCGCCGACGAGTCGCACTTCTTCAAGGATCGCAGCTCCCTCCGCTGGAAGACGGCGATCACACTCCGCGACTCGTCGAAGCGCCGGCAGATCCTCACCGGCTCGCCGATCGGCAACACGCCGATGGACCTCTGGGCGCAGCTGGAGTTCCTTCGGGAAGGAGCCAGCGGCTTCTCGACGTTCAAGGCGTTCAAGGACTTTCACGGCATCTGGAAGCAGCACAACTATTATGCCCAGCAGGGCGTGGCGAAGCTCATTGGGCTGAAGCATGTGCCACTTCTACAAGAGAGGCTTGCCCGGATGAGCTTCAGCGTGACGAAGGAGGAGGCCGGTCTGATGCTGCCCGACAAGGTGCGGAGCGTCGTCGAGGTCGAGATGAGCCTCCACCAGGCGAAGGTCTACAGCCGCGTCAGCGAGGAGCTGGCTCTGGAGCTGAAGGACTCGATGGGTAAGGTCGTCGACGAGATGACGATTGGCCACGTCCTCACGAAGCTCCTCCGCCTCGCCCAGATCACCAGCGGGTTCATCACGTTCGACGGCAAGGTGGACCCCGATGGGAACGTCCTGAAGCAGAAGAGAGTCGAGGAGCTGGCGCCCACCAACCCGAAGGTGGATGCCCTCATGGAGCTGCTCCAGGATCCCGAGCGCGACCCACGGGCCAAGACAATCGTCTGGTGCAACTTCATCCAGAACATCGAGCGCATCTCCGGGGAGCTAACGAAGGCCGGCATCAAGCACGGCACGTACTTCGGCGGTGTCTCGGCTCAAGAGCGTGACAAGCTCGTCGATGCCTTCAACTGCGACCCAGAGTTCAAGGTTCTTGTCTGCAACCCGCAGACGGCCGCCGAGGGCCTGAACCTCCTCGGCTACGACACCCGGAACCCTGGTGCGACAGATACCTATTGCGACCTAGAGGTGTTCTTCAGCTCGAACTGGTCCGCAATCCTTCGGTCGCAGGCCGAGGATCGAGCCCACCGGCGCGGCACGCGCATGCCGGTCCAGGTCGTCGACCTCATCGTGCCGGGAACGATCGACGAGGAGATCATGAAGCGGGTCAACGGCAAGCTGGACATGGCTGCTTCGACCCTCAACCTACGAGAGGTGCTGAGATCAGTGCTGAACCTGACGGAGGCCGCATGACGCGACGCAAAGTCTTCTTCGTTTCCAAGTGCCGGTTCGACGTCGCATCGGCGGAGAAGCACGGCGAGATCGTCTTCCTCTACGACGACAACCGGCGTCTTCCGAGCGGGATCTTCAACCCGAAGGAGTGCATGGCAGACATGGCGCGTACTCTTGGCGACCTCGACTTCGACCCCGATCTCGACTGCATTGCGGTCACCGGCAACATCGCCCTCTGCGTCATGCTCTTCATGGTCGCATCCGAGCTTCACCCCATCGGCCAGGTCAAGGCGCTCATCTACGACGCCCGCCACAATGACTACAAGCTGCGACTCCTCGACCCGAAGTATTGTGAGGATGAGGTCTCTCAGTGATCCAGCACAACACGCCGGTCGAGGATCATCGTGAGACCCTTCGCTGCTGGGTGAAGAGGGAGGACCTATCCTGTCTTCCGCCGGGGCCGCCTTTCTCGAAGGCTCGCGGGGTCTGGGCTCACCTCTCGAAGCTGAGCGCGAAGACCATCGGCGTGCTAGACACATCACACTCACAAGCCGGCCATGCCGTGGCCTTTGCCTGCCAACGGTTGGGGAAGCGATGCATCAACTTCTACCCCCTCTATGCTCATTCTGCTCCCGGCATTCCACCGCAACAGCTTGCAGCTCAGCAACTGGGGGCCGAGCTACGAGGGATCCCAGCGGGGCGTTCTAGCGTGATCTATCATGGCGCCCGCAAGCTGCTCATGCGAGAAGACCCCAACGCCTATATGATGCCGAATGCCCTGAAGCTAGTTGAATCCGTCGAGGAGACGGCGGATGAGGTCCCTGCCTCTCTGTCTGTGGAAAGGGTGGTGATCCCTGCCAGCTCAGCGACGATCGCCGCTGGCGTCGTCATGGGCTTCGTTCGCGCAAAGAAGCCCCCAAAGTTCGTCATACATCTCGGTTACTCGCGCTCTGCAACGGAGGTCGAGGGCTACCTCCGACAGCAATCGAGAACTGAGCGGACGCCACTGGATTTACTCATCGTTGATGAAGGTTACGATTACAAAGACGTTGCTCGTGCGGGGATCACGCCACCATTTCCGTGCAATGAATACTACGACCTGAAGGCACTGCGCTGGTACCTCACTAGGTTCCAGGACTCAGTCCCAACTCTCTTCTGGAACATAGGCTAACCATGGATCATGCTGCTTGGCTGCAAGACGGGATGAAGGGCTCCGATGAGCCCGCGCGTGAGGCGTACCAGTATTTCATGCGGCCAGAGCCGAAGGACGATCTTGGGCCGATCATCGAAGAGTTTGACGAGCTGACGGGCCGCATCATGAAGTCGCGCACCGCCCGCATCGGCATGGTCCGCAATGCAGAGGATGAGAACAAGAAAGACGTCCGGATCTACCTGGAGCCCCTCCCTCACATCCGCATCGACTCAGCGAAGCCACTGCAAGGCTGGTACCAGAGCAAGACGGACCCCGACGAGCGGAGTCGACCCCGCCCATGCTTCACGGATGCAATCCTGACCGAGCCCTATGGCGGGTACTGCACGGTGGGCTGTGCCTTCTGCTACGTCAACTCGGGGTTCCGCGGCTATCGAGGCTCGGGTGTTGTCTCAGTCCCTGTCCACTACGGGGCGCAAGTTCGCTCTCAATTGTCTCGGTTGAAGACGGTGGCAGCCGGCTACTTCTCGTCCTTCACGGACCCGTTCTTGCCGCTGGAAGACGTCTACCACAACACGCAGCAAGGAGCAGAAGCATTCGTTGAGCAGGGTGTGCCGATCTTCTTCCTGTCGCGACTCCCCTACCCGTCGTGGGCCGTCGATCTCCTGAAGCAGAACCCATACAGCTACGCCCAGAAGTCAATCAACACCCCGTCTCCCGAAGACTGGAAGAAGCTGAGCCCCGGCGCCCTCCCTCTCAAGGATCACCTTGACCAGATCCGGATGCTGAAGGCAGCGGGGATCTATGTCAGCATTCAGTGCAACCCGATCGTCCCCGGCGTGGTCACTCACTCCGACGTCGAGACGTTGTTTGGCCTCTTGAAGGAAGCGGGTGCAGATCACGTCATCGTCAAGTTCGTCGAGGCGGGATTCAGTTGGGCGCCGGCCATGGTTGATCGAATCAAGCAACGGTTCGGCCCCGAGCGTGGTGGTGAGTTCGAGCGCCTCTTCAAGGACAACATCGGCGGTCAGAAGACCGTCGAGGAGAGTTACCGGCTGGAGGGGCATCGACGCTACTCGCAGCGGGCCGCCGCACTGGGCCTGACGTATGCAACGTGCTATGAGTACAAGTACGCTAGGGACCCAATCTCCGACGAGATCACCAGCAAGCGCGGCATCTCGATCGGTCGAGACTTCATCACCAGTGACCAGTGCCACGGGCATAAGGTCCCGATGTTCTCGCGAGCCAACCTCGGAGACCGGTTCGAGGAAGTGAAGGCCTGCGCGCCGACGGGTTGTCTCCACTGCGCCGACGACAACGAAGGGGAACCACGGTGCGGCAGCGAGCTGTTTGGGTCCGCGAAGGCCCTCCGCACGGCGGACCTAAAGCAGGCAGTCTACCCGCGGGGGAACCCTAGTGCCTGAGCGCCCCGACCTTCGCGCGGAGCGGTTCACCGATGACACGCGGATGCCCTTCGGCAAATACCGAGGGCAGGCCCTGCGCGACGTCCCGGCTGCTTACCTGCTGTGGCTCGGGGACAACCTGGTGCCGGACAACTATGACAAGACGGCGATCCTCGTCTACATCAACGAGTCGCGCCGCGCCCTAGAGATGGATGCTGAGGAAGACCGCGAGATTGAGAAGCTACATGGAAGACAACGCGACGAAGACTACGAGTGACCACGTCATGAAGACGGACCTCCAGGCGCTGTACTCAGAGGCGAAGGCCCTCTGGACGCGGACCGGGGTGCTGCTCTTCGAGTTCCAGAACGCGGTCCAGCAGGTGCCGCGCGACGACCTTGTCGACTGCGGCTACCTCCTCCGCGAGATGCGAAATGCGTTCGACGACATGAGGAAGAACTGCGACGCGAAGCAGCTCCTCGCCGGCCGCCGGCTCGCCGGCGAGGCGTGCTCCTATGCCCTGCGCGGCGAGGACCTCAAGCTGGAGGGCGAATTGGCCACCGCCAGCGCCGAGGTCACGACGATTCCCCGCCTCCCCAAGCGCGGCTCGCGTGAGTACGTCGAGCTGCTCCGCTGGCTGAAGGTCCCAGAGGAGGTCATCGCGACCAACCGCCTGGACTTCAGCTTCACTGAGATGCAAAAGCTCGTCGCCGAGATGCAATCTCGCGGCGAGAACCCACCGCCCGGCATCGTAGCCGCCCACACCGATGCCGTGGCCGTGTTCCGCAAAAAGCGTGGGCTCAACGAGAAGAAAGAGGATCAGACCGATGAGTAACGAACTGACGAGAGTAGGCGCCGTGCCAGAGCACATGCTCGCCTTGATCGGCAAGCAGAACGAGCACGACTCACTGGCGACGATGCGCCACCACCGGACGCTCGCCCGCGTCTCAGTCATCCAGGCGATGACGGCGAGCGAGCTGAAGACCAAGTATGGTGAGGGTAGCCTCGTCCTGGTCTCTGGTGAGAAGGCCCTCTGCAAGGTCGGCGAGCGGGTCTCGCTGGTGCCGCTGCTGTTCTTCGACGAGTACATTTCGTGGAACGACCGGAAGGACAAGGCCAGCCCGATGATTGAGGCGAAGTCCTTCGACCCGGCGAGCCTCGTCGGTAGCAAGGCGCTCGACCCGAAGCGCTGGGAGGAGAAGTATGGCGCCAAGAACGAGTTCCTCAGGCGCAACTCGCACCACCTCAACTTCGTCTGCGTCGTCTACGGCGAGCATGAGTTGCAGGGCATGCCCGTCACGCTGAGCTACTCGCGCGGCGGATTCCGGAAGGGCAAGGCGCTCATCGACGCGATCAAGATGCGCCGCATCCAGGGCCAGCAGGTCCCGCTCTACGGCTGCGTGTTCTCCTTCGCGCCCGAGGTGGCGAGGGACCGCGAGGGCCATGAGTACTGGGTGGCTGGGTTCCGCAACCCCGACGCTCCGGCCAGCCCCTGGATCTCGCCCGAGCACGCTCCGATCGCCGAGGCCCTCCACAAGGAGCTGCTGAAGGACTACCTGTCGCGCGACCTCTCGGTGAAGCACGAGGAGGCTGTGGCCGCGGAAGGTGGGGACTCCGACGGCATCGCGCGCGACGACTCGCCCAACGGCGCCGCTCCGTTCTAGTCGAGCTTGCAGGCAGCTCGCCCCTGGCATGGTGGCGAGCCCTGCGAACCTCTCCCTCTGCCGTCCCCGCCGTGGCAGTGGACCGTAGCTCAACGGCTGGACTTCGTCTCTCCCTAGCCTCGAAGGACACAGTGTGAGTCGCGCGAGGGGTCTCAAGTCTATCGACGTGCTGCCCGAGCTGGATCGGCTCGGCATCAAGTGGGAGGCGGCCGGCGAGAGCCAGGTCAAGTTCTGCTGTCCAGCCCACGATGACCAGACCCCCAGCGCATCCTTCAATCTGACAGAGGGTGTCTGGCGGTGCTATGTTCCGTCCTGCGGAGCTAAAGGCGACATCGCGGCGCTGATCGCCTACAAGCTGAAGGTGCCCCGGCTGATCGCCCTCCAAGACCTGGAGAAGCGGTACCCGGACCAGCTCGAAGGGGTCGCCGAGATCCCGTCGCAGACCATCGAGAAGTTCCACGCGGCCGTCTGGGAGGCTGGCCCTCTGCTCGTCGAGCTGCGGAAGCGCGGCGTGACCGACGAGATGATCCGCGCCGCTCGCCTTGGATTCTACGACGGCCGCATCACGATCCCGGTCTACGATGCGCAACGTCGGGCCGTCAACGTGAAGAGGTACCTCCCGGGCGCCGCCGGCCCGCAGAAGATGAGGCATACGCCCGGCCACGCCGGCCCGCACCTCTACAACGTCCAGACGCTGCGGCCGGATGTCACATCGGTCTGGGTCTGCGGCGGGGAGATGAAGGCCCTCGTCGCCGGGACGATCATGGAGGGCGTCGCCTCTGCCGTCAGCAGCACCGGGGGCGAGGGCAGCTGGAAGCCGGCCTGGACCGAGCAGCTGAAGGACAAGGACGTCTTCGTCTGCATGGACGTCGACGACGCGGGGGTGGCGGCGACGCGGCGCATCTGCGCGCTGCTCTGGAGCCGCGTGAAGTCGGTCCGTGTCATTCGATTGCCGCTCGATACGAAGAACTTCCCCAAGGGCGACATCAACGACTGGGTGGGCCAGTGCGGGGCGACGCTCGTGGACTTCCAGGCGGCGATGGCCTCCGCCGTCGAGTGGACCCCGCCGACGAAGCAGGCGGTGGCGAAGGGCGAGCCCCGATCGGTCAGCCTCCGCGACGCCTCGCTCAGCTCAAGAGTCGGCGAGTTGCTCGACGTGCGGGCCGTCGTCGCCGCCGCGGACCAGACACCATACATGGTGCCGCGCCTCCTCGACATCGAGTGTGATCGGTCGCAGCCCAACTGCCACTCTTGTCCGGTCCACCTCGAAGACGAACACCCCGACACCGGCATCGTCAGTCTGGAGATCGAGCCCGGAGCGCCGGCGATCCTCGGCATGGTCGGCGAGCCCGAGAAGGTCCAACGCGAGAAGATCCGCGAGGCGCTCGGCATCCCCATCTGCAAGGTCGTCACGTTCCTCGCCAAGTCCCACCACGTCGTCCACGACGTCCGCGTGTCGCCCCCGATCGACGTGACGGGACAGAAGGGAGGGAACGACTGGTACCCCGCAATGGTGATTGGGGACAAGGAGGTGGAGCTGAACGTCCCCTTCAAGATGCGGGGCGCGATATACCCGCATCCGAAGACACAGCAGGCGACGCTGCTGGTGAGCGACTGCGAAGAGACGGAGGACACGCTCGCCTCGTTCGCCCCGACGCTCGGCGAGATGGGCGACCTGGAGATCTTCCGGCCGCGCGACGGGTCCGACGAGGCGCTGGAGGAGAAGCTCGACCAGATCTACAGCGACCTAGAGGCCAACGTCACGCAGATCTTCAAGAGGCGCGACATGCACCTCGCGATGGACGTGGCGTGGCACTCACCGCTCCTCTTCAGCTTCGATGGACGGCAAGTGAACGGCTGGACGAACGTCCTCGTCATCGGCGACTCGTCGCAGGGTAAGAGCGAGTGCGCCGGCCGGCTCATGGCGCACTATGGGTGTGGCGACAAGACCGACTGCAAGAACGTGACGGTGGCGGGCCTCCTCGGCGGCCTGGAGCAGCTCGGCAATCGATGGTTCGTCCGCTGGGGCACGATCCCGCAGCACGATCGCGCCCTCGTCATCCTGGAGGAGCTGAAGGGTGCGCCCGTCGAAGTCCTCAGCAAGCTGACGGACATGCGGTCATCGGGCATCGCCGAGATACCGAAGATCGAGCGGCGCAGGGCACTCGCCCGGACGCGGATCCTGATGCTCAGCAACCCGCGCAGCCCGCGCTCGATGAGTTCCTACCACTTCGGCATCGAGGCCATCCACGAGCTGCTGGGGAACCTCGAAGACGTCCGCCGCATCGACCTCGCTGTCGCCGTCAGCAAGGACGACATGGACGACGAGACCATCAACATCCTCGCGCGCAACCGTCCCCGCGTCGAGCACCTCGTCACCTCCGCCTGCTCGCGCCGTCTCATCCTGTGGACGTGGACGCGCAAGTCGGAAGAGGTCGTCTTCGACGATGAGGCGACGACGACGACGATGGCGGAGGCGAGGACGCTCTGCGCGAAGTTCAACGAGGCGGTGCCGCTCGTCGACCGGGGCTCGATGAAGCTGAAGATTGCCCGCCTCGCCGGCTCGATCGCCGCGCGGACGTTCAGCACCGTCGATGGCGCTCAGTTGCTGGTCCAAGCCCGCCACGTGCGCTGGGCCTCGCGTTTCTTCGACTCACTCTACTCATCCTCGGCGATGGGCTACGCCGAGTTCAGCGCCGCGCAGCAGGTCATGAGCACGGTCCAAGATCCGAAGCTCATCCTGAAGGCCCTGCGCGGCTACAAGAACACCGACGACCTGGCCTCCGTCCTCCTTCGGCGCGACACGATCTCTCTCGAAGACCTCCAGGCTGCCTGCGAGCTGGACCTCGACCGCTCGCGCCAGCTGCTGTCCCTGCTCGTCCGGAAGGGCGCGCTGCTGCGGACCTCGCGCAGCGAGTACGCCAAGAATCCCGAGTTCATCGCGCTCCTGAAGGAGCTGCGCAGCGATCCGCCGAGTCGCCACCCGGAGCCCGAGGCCCCGCACCTCAACGGCGAGCAGTTCTGATGACCCTCCGCCTCAGCTATCCCGAGTTCGACCCCGTCTACTGCGAGCTGCTCCGCGAGCTGCTAAAGCGCGGCCCGCTCGTCGGCGCCAGTCTCAGCATCGGCAACCCGCTGTCGCACTTCTGGACGCGAGGATTCCCGTCCGTCACGATGGCGGAGGAACTCATGTCGCTGCTGCCCGAGTGGCAGGCGCCGATCCAGCAGGTCGTCGCTGCCTTCGAGCACGTCGACGTCGTGACGTGGCCGGACCCGAACGTCTCGATGACCTTCTGCCGGTCCAACGGCGCGCTCAGCCTCGTCGCCCAGAGCAACCTCGTCGACGCCTGGGTCGAGTTGGTCGTCGAGTGCTTCTGCCTAAGCCGGCTCCAGGGGCTCGTCTCCGCGGCGCTGGGGGCTCAGCTAGGCGACTTCGTCTACACCATAGGCCGAGTGGTCCTCTCGGACCCGGCGGGCGCAGAACGAGCCCTACGGCGCCAGAGGGCCAACCCGGAAGACCTCGACTTCGACCCGGTCCAGGTCACGACCGGGGAGCTGATCGCTCGGGCGACGAGGATCAAGGCGGCGCTCCCCAGCATCGCGACCCTCGGCGAGCTAGAGAAGGTGATCGACGACGCCGAGATCTTCGGCACCGAGGTCGCCTGCTGCCTCGCGCAACTCTGGGTGAAGCGCCACGACGCCGTTGGGATCGACACCTCACTGATACCGAGGAGCCTATGCTGCAAGTAGGGCCGAGACACTTCATGGTCGAGAACTCGACGGAGCTGCCTGCACCGCGACCCGGCGCGCGCATCTTCCTCGACTGCGAGACGAGGCGGCGGGGCGAGGAGCTGAACGAGTCGGGCAACGATCCATACCTCGGCGACCGAGCGTGTGGATGGGCGCTGGCATTCGACGACGACGGCCCGGCGCACTACGTGCCGCTGCGACACCGCAACTCGAAGATGAACATTGAGCTGGAGCCGGCTCTGCGGTGGTTGCAAGACCTGCTGAAGGTCTCCGACGAGTGGATCAACCACCACGTCAACTTTGATGCTCATTTCGCCGCGGCGGATGGCGCCGAGCTGGCCAGCGGGAAGACGCACTGCACCCTCACGATGGCGAAGTGCCACGAGTCGGACCTGATGGAGTATGGCCTGAAGCAGCTCGCCCGCGATTGGCTCAACATCGACCAGACGAGCGCGATGGACGTGCGGACCTGGCTCGACGGCTACAAGCTGCCGCGCAACCGGAAGGCGAATGACTACGCCCTCGTGCCGGCGGACCTCATGGCCGGCTACACCTGCGACGACGTCCTCAACAACCGCACCCTATTCCACTTCATCGACAAGAACCTCGTCGAGGGCGTGCGCCCGACGTGGGAGATGGAGAAGCTGCTCACGCCAGTGCTCTGGGACATGGAGAAGGCGGGCCTCCGCGTCGACCGCGGGCAGCTCATGAAGGAGGACGTCAAGTCCATCTACAAGCAGATCCAGTTGGCCACGCGCATCAACGAGCTGACCAAGTTGGAATATGCCGACGGCCCCGCATTCGCCTACGAGCTGCTGGTGGCGATGTGGGGCCTGCCGATCTTGGCGAGGACGAAGGGCGGTGGCAATCCGTCCTTCGACAAGGACGCCCTGAAGCTCTACCTCGTCCACCCCGAGGTGGTCCACAATCCTCTGCGCTACGAGGTCGTGAAGTCGATGGCGGCGCTGCGGAAGGAGTCGACCTACCGCTCGCTGTTCGTCAGCGGCTTCTTGGAGAACGCGGACCCCAACAACCTCGTCCACGGGCGCTACAACCAAGTCGTCCGCACCGGCCGCATGAGCTGCTCCGCGCCGAACACGCAGCAGTTCGACGAGCGAGCCAAGCTTCTCATCCACACCGACGGCCCCGGCGATGGGTTCCTCATCGCGGACTACAGCCAGATCGAGTTCCGCATCATCGCCCACTACATCCAGAACCAAGACATCATCCGCGCCTACAACGAGGATCCCAAGACGGACTTCCACCAGTGGGTGGCGGACCTCTGCCGCATCAAACGCAAGCCGGCGAAGACGATCAATTTCGCCATGGCATTCGGCGCCGGCCAGCGCCGCACCGTCGCCGGTCTCGCGGGAAACGAGGACGTCATCGCCGAGGTCACCGCCGCCGTCGAGCGCATGATTGCTGCCGGCGAGATCGAGGAGTCGGGCCGGCTCGCCGCGCACAAGGAACTCTGCGCCGAGAAGGGCGAGGACATCTACCTCACCTACCACCAGAGGCTGCCGACCCTCCGAGCCACGTCGCGCTACGCCGAGAACACCGCCGCCCGGCGCGGCTACGTCTACAACCTCTACGGCCGCCGGCGCCACCTCCCGCCGAAGGGCGCGCACAAGGCATTCAACACCGTCTGCCAGGGCTCGGCGATGGACCTCATCAAGCGCCGCATGATCGCGACGGCGCCGCGCTACTGGCCCGAGCTGAAGGCAGCCGGCATCACCCAGCGCGTCAACGTCCATGACGCCATCCTCTGGCACGGGAAGGTGGAGGCACTCCGCGAGTTCCAGCAGCCCATCATCGACCGACTGGAGGAGCGGGAGATGCGCCTCAGCGTGCCGTTGCGCGTCGACCACGAGATTGTCACGGATACCTGGGGCCACTAGTGGCGGTCCGCGTCCACCCGCCGAGGCCAAAGGGCGCGGGACGGATCTATCTCATCGAGACGGACCAACACTACGAGCTGATCGTCATCAACAACCTCATCGGCATAGCCTTCCAGAAAGCCGGCGTGCCGGTTCCGCGCGAGCTGTTCATCACGGCGCGCGACTACAACTACCGAAGCGACGCGTACTGCGAGTGGACGCGAGAGGGTGTCACGCTGCGCCTCGAATACAACGCCTACCTACTCAGGACGAACTGAATGAACCAGCAACAGCTAGACCGAGCCCTCGCGCGCTTCGGCGCCGAGGTCCTGCGCGGGGCGCTGCGACTCCTGGAGGCCGAGGAGGCGTACGGCTCCACATGGAAGATGGAGACCTGGGTGCGGAGCCTCGGCCGCCGCGCAATGCGGCACCGAGTTGCGAGGATCGGCCTCAACGGGAAGCGGATCCCGAGGATGGCGGAGCTGTGATCGCCAAGACCTGCGCCCGGCTCTACTCCGAGCACTTCCCCGATCGCCCGTCGCTCGGCGCGTCGAAGGGATGGCTCACGGGGACGTGGTGCATCGGCGCCGCCTACAAGAATCCCAACCAACTCTATGGCGCGTACCCGCGCGGCTACCTCGAACGGGTGCACTGCATGTTCCCCGAGGCGACGAGCGTGCTCCATCTCTTCAGCGGCGGGCTCGACATCGCGACGGCGACGAGCGAGGCGGCGAGGTTCTGCAAGCGCCTCGCGCGAGTCGAGCTGGTCGACGCGAAGGGTCCGGAGGCCGGCCGCTTCCCGACGACGCAGTGCGAGGCGGATGCGCTGCCGGCGAGCTGGGTGGAGGCGTTCGACCTGATCCTCGCCGACCCGCCCTACTCCGTCGAGGACGCGGCACGCTACGACCACCCGATGCCGAATTGCGCGGCCGTCCTTCGCGGTCTCTGGCGCGCGGCGCGGCCGGGCGCGACTCTCGTCTGGCTCGACACGCGGTGGCCGATGCACGAGAAGCGCGACTGGGAAACCTGGGGCCACATCGGGCTCGTCCGCTCGACCAACCACCGCGTCCGGCTCGTCAGCTTCTTCCGCCGGTCGCCGTAAGTCGTTGATCTAAGTCGAGTTAGGTCTACAAAGTTTTTCTTGGAAAGAGGTAGCGTTTTCCGGCCGATAGGGTAGCGTTGTCCTCGTTGCGGCTGACCCCGCGACGCTCCCTTTACAGGAAACTAAACATGACGACGAACGTGAACCTGCTGCTCGCTCTGGCCGCCGAGAAGACCCAGAACCTCTACCTCGCCGAGCGCCGCGCGCGCGAGGTCGCCTCCGTGATCAACAACGACCTCTCGGAGATGTCGGTCCGCTCCGCGATTCGCGCGATCATCGTCGCCGACATGACGAAGGAGATCGCTCGGACCGAGACCCGGCTCGCCGAGGGCGACTACGACGCCGAGCGCAGCGCCTACCTCCGCAACGCGACCCAGCAGCGAATCCGCGATGAGGCCGGCCGGATGCTCGCTGACTTCGTCCGCGGCTTCAACGACCTGACGGCCCAGATCGACTCGATGATCGTCGGCGCGGTGACGGATCTCGCTCGGACGACGGCGCAGGTGACGAAGGAGGTGGCACTGTGAAACTTACCGCCGCCACGATCTGGGTCTCGAAGATGGAAGTCAACATCGAGCGCCTCCGCCACAACGCCCTCGCGATCGCCATTGATGGCGTCGTCGGCGAGGCCGGCCCGGAGAACTCCGCGGCCGGAGCGCCGGAGTGGTTCGACGCGGCCGTCGACCTCGTTGAGCGCTGCACGGGCGGCGCCCGCTGGTCGAAGACGATGACGAACTCGGAGCTGGACGAGGTCCGCGAGCTGCTCGCGAAGATCGGAGGTGAGCTGTGAGCGCCCCTTCCAATCGCTTCGCCCGCGGCTCAGGCTGCTACACCTGCCGTTGCTGCGGCCGGTTGACCCGGAAGACGGGCGCTGATGGCGCGGACGTCGGCGCCTGCGCCGAATGCTACGAACTCGGGGGTATCGAGAACGAGATCAGCGACTATGGCGATCCCGACGGGAAGCTTGCTGCGGAGTGCGTCGCACTGCGCGAGAAGATCCGAGCACTGGGCGGGACGCCATGGGCCGACGAGAAGCCCGAAGGCGGTGCGTCGTGAAGAGCCGCATGGCAACCAAGCAAGCAAAGCGTTCTTCACGCGCCAAGAGGTGCTCGGTCTGCGGTCGCTATCCCTCGGTGAAGGCGATCACCTCGGTCTCCGGGTTCAAGTATTGGACTCTGGGCTGCCGGGACCATCAGGTGACTGCCTTCCCAAAGGCCGAAACGGTTCTGGCTTGGAACCGGGAACTCAAGATTTGGGGTCACGACGTCCAGAAAGAAGATGTGTCATGAAGAGCCAGAAGGGAGCAACGCGGAAGATTCGCGCGGACTGGCGCCTGGCGCTCGCTGAGGGCCGCGTCGTCCACTATCCCGACATGATGCGCTCCACGGCGTTCCCGACCGTCGAGCGCGCGGAGGCGGCGCTGCTCGAAGCCCAAGCTGCCGGCATCCGCGCCCTGCTCCGGGAGAAGACGCTGTGAGCCCCGCCGACTCGATCGTCGGCGGCATCCGCCCCGACATGAACGAGCAGACGGCCCAGATCTGGGCGTCGCGACGCTGGGGTTGCGAGGCAAGGACGAGGTTCTACGCACACCCGACCAGCATCGGTGATTGGATCGCTGAGGTGCTCGTGACGGATGGCGCGGGCCGTCCTCACCGCGGCATCGGCTACTCAGGGATGGCGCCGCTCGGTGCGACGGCGTGGGCGAAAGCCTGCTCCGCCCTCGCGCTCCAAGAGCCCGGCGTTGCTGAGTCGCTTGCGGCCCTCCCGCCGATCGCTCGCCCATGAGTCGCCCCGCCGAGGCGCCGCCGGAGCCCCGTAGTGGCGCCCGGGAGAGGGGAGGCCCCCGCCGGCCGGCCCCCGAGTCGATCGGGCCGGGGCGGCCCCTCCCCGCGGGCGGAGCGGTCGTCCGGATGGACTGGGCCGGCTCCCTGATCCCGGCCCGGCCCGTCGAGGACGAGGAGGCGCTCGTCCGAGTCAATTACGGTCTAGCCGTAGTCGTCGCCCGGCGCCGTTTCAACCGCGTCCTGCGCTCGGCCGGCTACGACCTCGACGACGTCGTCCAGGTGGCGCTCATCGGACTCATCCGCGGCCTCCGGACGTTCGACGAGTCGAAGGACTCTGCGCTCGCGAGCTGGCTCTATGCCAATGCCTGCTTCGCCGTTGGCTGGGCGACGAAGTTCTGTGGACGGGCGAAGCGGGGAGCGACGGTGACTCATGCGAGCCTCGACGCGGATGTGAGCCCGGCTGTCGCGCGTCCCCTCGGTGACGTCGTTCCTGCTCCAACGCCGCACCGTTGTGAGGCGGAGGCTCACGAGGATGAGGAGTGGCTCACTGCTGCTGAGGGAACTCTCGGCGCTTCGGAGAGTGGCGCGCGGATGTTGCGGATCCTGCGCAGGATCGTCGTCGACGCTGAAGTCGGCCGCGAGATCGCGAAGGCGGAATGCATCTCCCGCCAGCGTGCCTGCCAGATCGCTGAGGAAGCGAAGCACGAGATGCGGTGGTTGTTGCTCTCTGCGAGGAACGGCAATGAAGAATGAAGCGGCGTGGAAGGCGGAGCTGAAGGCTGCGCTGAAGGCACGCGGCGCTGCGGTGTTCTCTATCCATGGTCACGCAACGCAAGAGGCGGGGTGGCCAGATCTCTACTTCGCTCATCGCGATGGCAGAGGTTGGATCGAGTTGAAGATGGCTGATGGCGAGGTCAGCACGATCCAGCGCATCGTCATGCAGCGACTCGCGGATGCTGGCGAGCCTGTCGCGGTCCTGCGACTCTCTGCGGACCGTCGCACAATGGTTGCGAGGTCGATTCCGGCTGTGAACGGGGTTGCGAGGGAGCTGAAGATTGAAAAGGATAAAGTTGAGGAGCTGATATGGTATTACCGGGGAATCGACGTAAGTCGTTTAGAGGTAAGGAGTTAGGGCTGAAGACGGAGGCGAAAAATCAGCTCTTTTTATACTAGATAACGGGGCCCGCTTCCTACCGGTGCGGTAACCCCCTCTCTCTCTAAATCTATCTATCTATCTATCTCTCTGGGATTTTTGAGAAAGAGAGAGAGAGAGAGATAGAGAGGGATCACGAGAGAGAGAGGTCTCTGGGTGCAGGACTACGTCGAACGAGCCCCGTTATCTAGTATAAAAAGAGCTGTTTTTCCCTAACGAAACCCTAACCTGTGCTGCTGAATCCACCGATGACTCGTTTCTTCCGGGAGGGCAAGGAGGTCGCCAACTCATGAAAGAGGTTTCTCGAAACGCATTCACTCGTGAGTCGATCCTTCGAGAGACGGTGCGCGTGACGCAAGGAGAGACGTGCCAGTGGTGCGGCTGTGTAGATCGGCGTCACCTCTTCGCATACTACTCGCAACTCGAACTCGACGACGGCAGCCACACCGAGCCAGAGAGACTCTTCGACCTATTCTGCTCCATCGGTTGCATGAAGACGCACAGGCAGTGCGAGAAGCGCAGAGGAGCGACGCGATGAATCACTACAAGAACGCCAAGCGTGCGATGTACGACGCACCCGCTGAGCAGCGGGAGAAGATCCGTGAGTGGGAGGACCAGATCCCCTACTCGCGGGAGCCGATCTATGAAGCAACGGTGCCGCGCTGTGCGTGGTGCCTGCACCAGCGGCAGCCGAGCGCCATGTCGAAGTACTATGGCGACAGGGTCATCTGCCAGAGCTGCAAGAAGATTGGCCACCCGCGCAAGGTCTTGTTCGGGAGAGGGCAAATTGGTCGCTGGCGCAAGATGCTGCGACCAAAGGTGACGCTGACGATGCTCGCCGAGAGAATGGGCTGCGCGCCATCGAACATGTTCAAGATGGAGATGCAGGACCGTGTCAACTGGCGCACGGCCGAGCGGCTGATGATCGTCCTGAAGCAGCTCTGGAAGGAAGGCTACAAGGGCTTCAACAAGATGATGGAGGCGTGGAGGCCGTTTGGCGACTTCATGCGTGGGAAGACTCGGACTCCATTCCTCTACCACGACGACAGTGTCATCACGCCAGATCGTGACAGGGACGAGTCATTCATCGAGGACCCGCCATACTACCTCAACGTGATGGACGAGGAGATCCCGATCATCGTGAAGCCGACGTCACTTCGTCACGGGAAGCACAAGTCTCGTCGCATCGACATGCCGGATGAGCCAGAAGATGCTCGGCCGCTGGCAGATGACTACGACATTTCGTGGGCGCCGCAGAACCCAGAGTGACGGTATAGTGGAGCGCTACCTTGACTGAGGTCATCATCGCACCCCGCGCACCGCGGAGCCCCTACACGCAGGGTCTCAGCGGGAAGTTCGCGTCGCTGATGGAGCGGGTCGAGGGCCTGGGTGTAGATCGCCACTCGCTCGACTATGAGATCGACCTCAGCCGCGCCATCCTCGTGCGGCTGACGAAGATCTACGACCTCGCGCTGCAGTCCGACACGCCCGAGGCGGAATCTGCTCGTGTGGCAATCGAGGGCGCGATACAAGACGGTCTCTGCTCGATCGCCGAGATGGTCTCGAAGTCGCAGAAGGTGCGCGAGGCGAACGGGGCGGCGATCGCCAGCGAGGCGTTCGCGTGGGTGCTGTCGGAGGTGGGTCGTGTGCTTGACGAGCAGCTGCTGACAACGGACCCGGCGCTGCGCGCGCGGATGCTCGCCGCGCTGAGCTTGATCCAGATGCCATTCGGCGGGGGCCGCGCGCCGATCGCGCGCACCGCTGCTGACGAGAAGTTCCTGTGATACAACGGACGCGCATGGTACGCGGGGAGATCCCGCGGGCCGGCAGGGCCAGCCTGAAAGATGTTCCTCCTGTTTGCTGAGAACGCATTTCGTTGATGTTGATGTTGATCCAACTAAGGGATGGGGCAGCCCTCGCTCGCATGAAACACGCGATCCACTCCCACTCACTCACCCCTCACGAGGCTCCATGACCGACTTCAGGTATCGCATCACGCACAAGACGTTCTACCTCCTGCTGCTGTTCTTCGGCGCGACGCTGATGTTGCACGGTTGCGCGGCGCCGCCTGCCGGTATTGCCGGCGCGGCAGCCGGCACGGTCGCGGCCGTCGACGCAGGCATCAACTCGCTCGTCGCGACGCGCACGATCGATCCGGGCGCGGCGGCCGGCATCCTCGGCTGGGTGCACCTCGCCGGCGACACGATCACGAGCCTCGCGACGCTGCCGCAGAAGATCCACGACATGCAGCTGCAGCACGTCGCGGACTTCGCCGCCGTGAAGGCGCAGAGCGCCGCGGACATGACGGCCGTCGTGGCGAAGATCCCGACGCAGACGGACATGCTCGCCCACGACGGCGGGACGGCGCTTGCCGCGATGAGCGGCACGCAGCTCCACCGTGGCCCCGTGACGCCGGCCGTCATGAAGACCCCGGACGCGATCAGCGCCGTCGCGAAGGCCGCGTGAAGAGATGCAGACCGCGCGCGACGAGCTGGCCGACACGTTCATGGAGATGTTCGGCATGGGACGAGACGCCAAGAAGTCGAAGGACGTCCACCACGGACGATTCATGGGCTACCGCGTGACGATCGAGGCGCCGCCGCTGATCCGCGAACTGTTCCTGAAGGCACTCAAGGCGGGCCGCGAGCAGCAGCAGCTCCGGGAGCAGTCGTGCAGGACGTAGCCACTACCCTCCTCCACCAGCGCGACGCGATGATTGCGTGGCGCATCCGTCAGTCCGTCCACGTCCTCAACGGCATCCGAGACCCTTTCCTCTTTCCACCCACCACTACCACCAGTACGAGTGACCCCATGACCGCACAAGACGACATCAACGTAGCCCTCACCTCCCTCGACGCCGCGACGGCCCGCGTCGCCACCATCGTGGCGTCCGCCGCGAGCACGGCCGCATCGCTCCAGGCGACGATCGACAGCCTCACCGCTCAGCTGGCGACCGGCCTCACGCCGCAGCAGACGGCGGACGCGGTGGCCCACCTCACCGCCGTGGTCGCGCAGCTCAACGCGCTGGGCTCGCCGGCCGCGCCGGTGCCGACGCCATAGCCATGCCATTCGGAACTACATGGATCATGCACGCCGCCAGCCGGCACGCGGCGCAAGTCGCGCAGCAGGATGTGCCGTTGCCTCTCGCGACCCAGTTTGCGATCGCACTGCTGATCGCGAGCATCGCCGGCTACCTGTTCTGGGACCTCTGGTCTCGGCGCGCGGAGAGACGCCAATGAGCTTTCTTCATTGGCCATGGTCTGTCGCCGCCAAGCGGAAGGCAGATGCCGATGCAGCACTACATGATCGCGAATTGGCGCTAACTCGCGATCGGCTTCGCTATCGGCTCGTCCAGATTGACATCAAGGATGCATTCTTGTTCGTAAATCGACCGGGCCCTAGCTATGCGAGTCTGCGATCGTTGTTGATGAACGGCAAATACCATGAGTGTCCTCTTGGTGATAGGGACCCCGATGGACAGGACGTGGCGACGATGACGATGCACGATCTAATGCGAGTCTTGCACCCGTGACCCCGGCCGAGAAGTGGTTCCCACCAACTCCAGGTGGTACCAAGTGAACCGCCGCAGCTTCTTGTCCTCGTGCCTCGCCGGCGCCGTGCTCGGCCTCGCCCGCCACCTCCCGATGCCGGCGCCGGCCAAGGTCGTCGAGCAGCCAAGCAAGGTCGTGCGCTACGAGTTCGACATGGTCTATGGCCAGAAGATCATCGACCCTCGTCTGATCTTCCGAATCAACGGTGTCGAGGTTCCGGCGAGAGGTCACGACGCCGTCCGGAGGATCCTCCAGCCATGAACGCGAAGCAACGCTCACGAGTCGCCCACCGCGCGCTAATGATCGACCGGCGCGCAAAGAAGTTGCTCCCGGTGCTGACTGGGTTTGCGCGCCGTTTGGTCGCG